CACATATTTAACTCCGATAGTTTGGCGCATTGGTTGCGAATGAATAACACATGCCCAACATGCAGGCATAATTTATTGACAGATCCAGCTCCTGCCACTGCCACTGCCACTGCCACTGCCACTGCCACTGCATCGGCTCCTTCCGCCATTCGTCGTATTCAAATTCCGATTGAATCTGAAATTAATATTAACACGTTTTATAACGAACTGATGCGAAATAGCGGAAACATTCCCGGATTTGAATTAAATTCTATAAATGATGATTCCGTCATTTTTTCATTTGATTTGATGGGCGCAAGGGAACCAGGCGCAAGGGAACCAGGCGCAAGGGAACCAGGCGCAAGGGAACCAGGCGCAAGAGGACCCGGCCGAATCGACGATGTTGATTGATTATTAGAACCTGCAAATGATATTATCATTTATTTTATTATAATAATTATAAATGTTATAAATGTTATAAATTAGTTATGTGTTTAGCCTTGGTTTTCTGCCACATACACGTCCTTTAATAAACGTGCGGACGGATCAAGTGCACCCTCGCAAAACGGGTGCCTCCAAAAATACGGAATGGTTTCTACGCATCCTTTCCCAGTAAAATGACGATCGAAAACGCATCGATAGTAATAGCTCTCCTTGTCATACGGCGCATTGTGCACATACCGATTCAGCTCATTTGAAATGCTGACTTCCACGTCGCTCACGCGCTTGTCCACATACTCTTTAATGATCTGCACCCAGGTGCGATCGTGCCCGCTCACGCCGTCGCTGAATGCCTCCTTGCGACGCCACATCACATCGTGTGGCAGCAACCCGTCAAACGCCTTGCGAAACAGGTGCTTCTCCACCGCATATTCAGCCCCATCGCCGAATCGCTTCATCCACGGCGGCAAGCTCATCACGAACTCCAAAAACGTTTTGTCGGCAAACGGCACGCGCGCCTCCAACCCCGCCCCGCTGATGCTCTTGTCCGAGCGCAGCAGGTCAAAGAAGCGCACGTCACGCACCATGCGCCCATTTTCCTGGGCAAATGCATGGTCGTTAGGTGCCTTGGTGAACCCGCGATACGATCCAAAAATCTCGTCGCTCATGTCACCGCAAAATATGACCACGTTATCCGTATTGTCGTAAATGTATTTGCTGACCAGATAGTTTCCCACTGACGCGCGCACGGTGGTGGTGTCGTAGCTCTCGATCTGATAAATGGTCGAATCAATTGCGTCCAAAAACTGCTCCTCGGTCAGGCACACCTCGTGATGCCTCGTGCCCAGATGCTCCGCCACCCGGCGCGCCCATTTCAGATCCACCGAACCCGCTAAACCGACGGCATACGTGTCAACTACAGTTCCTTTGGCCATGTGCTTCACTACTAACGCCGTCGTGACTGAACTGTCCAGGCCACCGGATAGCAGGCAACCCACGGGCCGTTCGCTCATCAGTCGCTTGCAAACCGCAATTTCAAACAAATTTCGCATCGTAGTACACGCGCTGAATTCCAGCCGTTCCAAATCTTGTTCCAGATCCGCATCGTTGTATGATTCCTTGTCCAAATATACGGGCGCAAACGTGCCAAAGGTGTACACGTACGGAACATCACGCGTCTCGTCCACGCAAAGATGGGGGTAATACGGGTGCAGTTTGGTTGTAAATTTAGCATCATCCTTGGACACGGTCATGTAGCACCCGCCAGGAAATTGTTCCACATGGGAACAGTGTTGCAACGCCTTCATTTCACTCGCAACCGAGATGTCGCACTCGTAATCGCTGGAAGTACCAATGTAGAGCGACCGCACGCCAAATGGATCGCGCGCAATGTGCACCAGGTTGCGCTCTTGGTCAATTAGGACCAGCGAAAACACGCCGTCAAGCTCCTTCAGAGTGGCCGTCATGTCGCCGTTAAACAGCCGGTACAAATGGATCACCACTTCGCAGTCAGACCCGCTGACGCATGCGTCGGCAAACCCGTGCTTTTGAACGAGTTGCTTATAATTATAAATCTCGCCGTTGCAAATTAGTTCGCAACCCCGCAATAAAAATGGCTGATCGCCAGTGGAGGCCAGTCCATTAATAGCCAGGCGATGGAATCCGGTGCAACGCTGCCCATTCACAATGAAACGACTGTTGTCTGGACCCCTGTGAGATAGTTTAGCAAAATTGGTTTGCAGTATGTTCAACATGGGTACGGGAATGCGCCCTGAGTCATTCTTCTCATAATAAAAAATGCCACACATAGTAGAGCTGGAGGTAGGTATAGAGAGAACAATAAATAGCTAGTGGGGAATAATACAATAATGTATCAAACTCTTTAAATGATGTTCAAAAAATATAAATATTATATTAATACAATACAATATACATTATACAACACAATACACACAATACATGATGCAACCACATCAGCCACCACAAGATAATCAATACCACATGCAATCCCAAGAACGTTTTTACGGCGTGCCTAACGGGGTGGCATATTGCCAGCATGAGCGCACCGAAGAGTTGAGCAATCGCATGTACAATCGCAATATTCCGTCTGCGCCGCTACAACCGCAGTTGGGAGCGCGACCGGTGCTTTCCAAATACGCAATTATGCCCATTTTGGACCAGCGCAAGGAAGCAACCGTGTCGCTCTCCAACTACCCCGTTTACAGCCTGACTCAAGTGTTCAACCCTGGCAGTGCGGTTGCCCCGTGGTCGGGCTATGCCACGGCGGTCAATGTGGAATCCACGCTGCGCAACCAGTTTTTTGCGCTGCAAAAGTGCGAGCAATCGGAATACGTGCCGTCATCCAAGAGCGATCTGTATAATGTGCGCATTGACTCGCGCCAGATTCCGCAAACCCACCCGCTACTGTTTAGGTCCGAGAAGTTTGCGCCAGTGAACCCCGACTGTTTTAATTTAGCAAACCGAGTGTTCAATAATTCCACGCGCACCGAAATCAAGAATATAGAGTCATAAAATGACTTGCAATGAAAAAAAATGTAAATGATGTTATTCAAATGATGAATAACATGATATAAATGCTATAAATGCTATAACTGTAAAGCTGCTCGTTGCGAACTGCTTGAAACAACATTCGACGAATCAATATACGGTTCCCTTTCTTTTCTCTCTTGGTTCCCTTTCGGGATGCAACAAACGCATGTATTCTTCCGCCACGCCCGAGAGTTCGGCGATGCAACCTTTAAAGCGTGCCGAGAAGTCCGCTCACGTAGCCCGATGTATAGTAGTACACTAGGGCGAAAACGACGGCATGCACGAGTGCAACCACGTGCTTGGAACCGTTGGGAGGGATGCGCAACAGCACGTTAGGACTGAGCACGTAAAACAGAAATACGAGGTAAATAAAATTAGAAAAATTAAACATTTGGATAAATCTAGTTGGTTATAAATTATGCGTATATAAAAAATATAAAAAATGCTAAACTTTTAATTTATTTAATTTTATTTATTTATTTTGGATGCTTCATTGTTTTGGTTCTGGAATTACGGTTGTTTATTATTAGGGTGGTGGCGGTGGTGTCATTGCTACTAGATTTAGGTAAAATTTTAGTGCCTTTAAAAAACTCATTCAAGTGTTTCATTATTTTTTTGCTAATAATGGTGTCAATCTCTTGTTCCATCGGGTCTTTTGGAATGTATTGAAACCGTTGCATTAATTTCGCAATGCCCTGCCGGAAATCGTCCACCGTTACCGTGCTTCGTATGGTGGACTGCAACACGGGCGACTGTATGAACCGGTTTATTAAGGTTTGCACACTCAGTTGATGCACATAGGGTTTCACGTTAATGTAATACACCTGCCCGTGCTCCATTTGCGAGTGCATTTGGTCGTCCATGAAACACACCTCCACATTGGACGGCAGTTTGGTGCATCGCAGTAAATCTTCATACGTTTTATCGTGCGTAGTGCGACCCATTTCTATTATTTTACCGTTCACTTTGAACGCCGCCACAATTTGGTCAAACAACTTCACACCCAGTTTGGATTCCATGTATTTAAGAATGTGTTCCACCCACATGCGAGGGCCACTGTTATTGGTGTAAATCATGACACCGCAACACTCGTTTGAGTCTTTTTTCATTTTTAAAAACCGCAACAGGTCCAGAATGTTAGGACGCAGGAATTCAGGAAATACATCCATCAAATGATTGAAATGTGTATATTGTGTCGTTGCGTCGTCATTCCACGCCGTTGTGGTGAGGGCATCGCAAAAAACCCCCAGTTCCACAAAGTATCCAAGGGTTTCATCCACGTCAAGCACCACTATTTTTTTTTTAATGGGTAAATCCATTTAGGTGGATGTTCTCTCACTAAATAATTAAATTAAAATTGAACAGTTATAATAATCCAATATTTAAATTTGCATGTTTATTTGTGGATTTTTGCATATTTTTTAAAAATCTTTTTTATTATCATTGTTTAATAGGATTCGTATCCGGTTGTAATTTGTACTAATAAGTAACAGTTTTTCGCAATCACAGTTGCAGTATTCGGACAGTACGAAGATAGATAATGAGCACACTCAATATGACCATGACCAAATCCGATTATGAGAAAATTCTCTCGTATTACAAAATTCCATTTGAAAAATTAAGCAACATTGAACTAAAACGAACGGCGGAAGACATCTTAGCAACCAAATTGTGCAAATGCATCAAATCGGTGGAGAGAAGATTTAGCCCCAAAAATACAATTGCGCTGTGTACCGCAAGTGTTTTTGGAAAAAAAGGATTAAAATACTTTGACGTGTCGTGCAAGGGCAAAGCCCATTTACACCATCGCAAGGGAACAACTGGACGAAAACTTACCAAAACCCGTAAAAATATTATGTCTGCCAAATAATATGATACCCGAACTCGAACCCAACCATACCAAATAAATAAATGGTGCTTTTCTTAATTGCTGACCTGGCACTTACTTTAGCATTCAAATTGAGTGCGTGGTGTTTGGGGAAAACGTATGATGGCATTGTGTACATCGTAACATATAAATCCAAACCGAATGTGCACCCAACCCCTGAACCCGTGTCAGAACCGGAATCAAATCAGCATCCAACGGTTCTTGGCGGATGTACTGACTGTGTTATCATTACCCGGCAGGAATATTTGGCGATGCATCACAATCACGCATCATCGTCGCTGGCTGATTCGCTGACCGAATCATCCAAATAATCCATTGCTGCAAGAATGACGCGCTCTTGCTGGCTCAAGCGCTGAAAAATAATAACCTCGTCCATAATTACATGAAACATTGCGGGATTGGGGTGCGTTTTGCACAACAAAGAAACCCCCCTTTGTCCGATTTTAATGTCGCAAATTATGGCTCCTCGCGCAAGACACAAGCGTTCCGGACTCTTCAAATCAATCCAGCGAATGTAGGCGCCATGTGAAATACCGTGTAAATCGTCCACATACCGGTACTCTCTCAGTTTGTGAGCGTAGTCATCAATCAATTCCTGGTTGAGTATCAACTGGCGCAGCTGTCGCATTTTTTCTGTATTGATTTTGCGCGTATTTAAATTCGCAACAATAGAGTTGTCTTCGTTCTCTAACGCTTTTTCCAGCGCAACCACGTCCAATGTGGTTGCACTTGATTTCATATGTTTTATATGATGATGATGAGGATGATGATGATAGGTAAATGTATAATGTATGTTTATATTTTTTATACAAGTTAAACAATATAAACCTAACTAAATTATTATAATACCACCACATTGCATGTATGTTTAGATTTATTAGGATAGTTATTAAACAAATCATGGATTATACGAAACGTACAGTTAACACCCCACCTGATCCTGATACATCAATGGAACCCATTAAAATTGTAGATATGGATTACATAATTGAGTCCACCACTCAAATGCCGGATCCTGTCGTCGTCGTCGTGCCGGATCCTGTCGTCGTCCCCAAACTCGAATATGAATATGAACCGGAGATGGACGTGATTAATCGATGGAAGATGGCTGCACGAGACGACATTATACCGCTGATTGCAATGATTCGACAACTATATTTTTTCTCGGACTGCAGGAAATCATTGGTCAGAACATACGCAGTAATTAAGGACGACATCCCAAAATATATTTGCAAAATAAATCGCCGTCCCGAACTTAAAATTGATGTGTCCGACACAAACATTCACGATCATCCGCAAATGTTTAACATGTATCGGCGGTTGCGCACCATGATTGGCATCTTCCGAATCAACGATTTCATGGTCCGAGTGGAGCATGCGTTTGACAACTCGCAAATAATGTCGGAGTATTTTGTCATGTCAACCATAATGAAAACGGATGAAGAAAACGAAGAGTATGGCGGGATTGATCCCGTGCATCATATCGTCATCCCGACGTACGTGCAGTTAAATAATATTCAAAAAATTCCGCCCAAAGAGCGCACGCTGTTTCACCACATTTCATACAGCATCCAGCCAATTGTCTTTCATTCTCAAACCCTGGATACATGGTTTAAATCATCCATTACCACGAATGCACAAATCATGCAACTGTGCATTCAAATGGCCCAAGCGTTGACTTATTTGCACTCGTTAAACATAGTGCACGGTGACATCAAACCTGGAAACACTCTAATTCAAACAATTAATGATACAGACTACAGTTCTGGGTCTTCGGGTTCTTCTGGTTCTTCCGATGTGGATACGGATACGGATTTGGATCTGCCATCGCCATCATTGCCATCATTGACCCTTTATTTAATTGATTTTGGAATGTCGGGAACTCCAGGGAAAGGCGATGGAACCGGAGGAACTAAACCGTTTTGCGCCCCTGAAACTGGAAACGGCTTCAATCCATCGATTGATATCGACACATACACGTGGACAAAAACCCAAAAGCATCATGACGTCTGGTCCTGTGCGCTAATGTTTTTTACAATCATGATATTTCGCAAAATATATCTATATGCAAAAGACTATCCATCCGATTTTTTTATTGCTAGCAAGAAAGGACACATTAATCCCATATATTTTGATAACATGAAGGATGAACCACTGCGCCATTTGTTTCAGCGTGCGCTGTGCCCTGCCGAAGAACGCATAACTGCATCCGACTTTTTAGCTCAAGCTATTATTTGCGCCAGCAACAGCGCCAGCGCCAGCAACATCGGCAACCGCGCCAGCAGTTAATTCTGAATCAGGTGCGGGGGGTGTTTCTACAGTCATAGTGGTTACATTAATTATTTTTCTCTCAATGACATCGCGTTTTACATTTTGTTGCTGCAACAACCACATGCACAGTTTGTCCATTATGCTGATTGTGTTCATATACGTGCGATATTTAAAACAACAAACGGTGGTTGCATTGTTTGGAAACTGCATGCTGCACCACCAGTATGCGGGGATGTAAATGATTTGTCCGGCACGCAATTCAACGTCCATAGTCTTAATTTTATCAAAATCGGCGCGGTATTCGGCCTGCACCGACCACGGATTTACAGGAGACCGAAACTCAAAGTTGTCGTAGTCGGCTATGGGGTACAGGTATTTGGTGGCGTGCGGGGCAATCAGTCGCATTTTGACGTTGCCCTGTGTCACTAAATAGTAGTTGCGATAATTCAGATCGTATCGCATGGGGGTTGCGGTTCCGGGGGAGGCGCATATGATATCGTACATGCACTTGGATACCATGGGCGGGCGCAAAAATTCGTCATTGTATTTGAACGTTTTGATCAACGCCGTTTCTTCCAGGAAGTCGCTGTTGTTCTCGCTCACGTATCGAGATTCTTTGTCGTTGCGAAACGTCTCTACTACCGCATGCAACGTGAGAGGAACATACAACTCGGTTGCATCTACCTCGTCTGCTGTATCTTTCACATTGCGAAGGCGCACGTCAAATGCCCCGTATGCGGACCGGATCGCCGGAATAGTGCACGATTCCATCAGCCTCTCATTTGCATACTCAAACAGTACGGGCTGCCGCAAATCGCACACCTCTTCTAATTTGTCTTTGGACGGTTGATCTATTTCATACACCTCCAGGTCATTGCTGGTTTTCATGTGGAAATAAATATGTAAGTACAAAAACAATATTACACAAAAAATGAGCACGGCAAATACTGATTTCATATTACTTTATTACTCTACACTAATTTTAAATGCTTATTTATATGCTACAATTATTTCATATAAATATTACGAGAGGTTCCCATCCTTAATCGAATGAAACCTCCAATTTAATTTCGTCAGTTTCATCTGATGCAACTTGATTAGATGGAATTATCACAGTGACGGGGGTTAGCACTGGGATCGGGATACTAGACGGAATTACTGATGTCAATGGGGTTGCGGTGACTGGAGTTGCGGTGACTGGAGTTGCGGTGACTGGAGTTGCGGTGACTGGAGTTGCGGTGACTGGAGTTGCGGCCGAGTATAGTCCTTGGCTAAACATTTTCACCAACATTAAGTTCATTTCGTTAATGGTTTTTTGTTGGGCATAAAGCAGTTCACGCAGTTCATGATTTTCGGTTTGTACGGCATCGATCTGTTCAATTATTTCGGACAGGTTGGAGTTAGTCATGATATTGTCGACAATGCCAGCCACAAACTCCTCGTCGGACATGAGAGCGGGCTTAATTTGCTCTAAACCTAATCCCGATTCGGGCAATCCAGATCCGGACAAGGAACCAGATTCAATGCAATTCAATCGGTTCTTAATGTCATCAATGGATTGACTCTGCTGAAACAGCATGGTATCCATCTGCTTCATGAGATATATTGGTGGCACCGGCCACGTTAACCCGGGTTTTTGATTTTGTCCAGTTTGTGGTTTTTGCCCTTGTCCTTGTTGCATACGTGATTGTTGCTGTTGCTGTTGCTGTTGCTGTTGCTGTAATTGCTGTTGATGTATTTGCTGTTGCAAAAATTGTTGGCGTTGAGCAGGGGATAGATTTGCTAAAGAAGCTGACATGGGTCTTTGCTGTAGTTGTGGTGGTGGTTGTTGTTGCTGTGGTTGTGGTTGCAATGGCATGGTCTGCAATTGGTTAGCCCGACGTTTTTTTGCAGCGGATATGGAAGCAGCGCTACTCATGGTGTTTTATAAAATAGAATATTTAATTATAAATGCACATGACATTATCATTTTATATTATTTGCGCATTAAACTATAAAAATAAAAATTGAAAACAATTAAACACACCAACCCAAATCAATACAGATTAAAGTCATGGCCGTCATGTCAGAACCAAATTCATTTCGTTTGTTTGATTTTCAGGTGTGCGATCAAACGCCTGGAACCCAAAACCAATCCAATAGTAGCAGCAGCAGCAATGGAGGCAATGTATACCCCAAAAAATTCAGCAAGGACAAAAAACGTTTCGTAATTCAGATGTTTGGCATCAATGAACAAGGACACACTTGCTGCATCATTGTGAACAATTACGAACCCTTCTTCTATGTCAAGGTTCCCGAAATGTGGGGGTTTGACGCCAAGGCGCATTTCATTATGGAATTGAAAAAAGACATCGGAAAATTCAGCGAGGATTCCATTTTGACCGACGAGTGCAAACTCATTCGTCGCAAGACGCTCTACGGGTTTGACGGCGGCAAGGACCACAAGTTCCTCATGCTGAAATTCAAAAACATGGCCACCATGAACAAAGTGAAGAACTTGTGGTATGAATGGGTTAGTAAAAAAGTGGAAGGTTCAGATGTGGAAGAACGAACCCTTGGTAAATTGCATCCGCACTACAAAGGAACCCAAATTTACGAAGCCAACATTCCTCCCCTGTTGCGCTACTTCCACATCAAGGACATCAGTCCGTCGGGCTGGGTCAAAATCAAAGGCGAACCCATTGTAACACAGAAGCAAACCACATGCCGGTATGAATACTGCGTTGGTCACAAAGACGTCGTTCCGCAACCCGAAAAGGAAACCCTCGTGCCCTACAAAATCATGAGTTTTGATATTGAGGCCAGCAGCAGCCACGGCGATTTCCCAGTTCCGATTAAAAGCTACAAAAAACTCGCCTCCAGCATCGTGGACGCATGTCTGAAAATGCCCGAATCCACCACCCGGTCGGAAGTGCATCGCATGGTTCGCACCGCATTCCATGACAAAAAAACACAGCCACCTGCACCATTCACGCTACACGAAGACATTGACCGCATCTACACCAAAGCCATGCCCACTCCGGCGCAACTGGATGCCATGTTTGAGCGCATGTGGTCCACCCCCATCAACGCGTTGGTGGAAGAAGCTGATCCCGATGTCATGCTGAATATCAACACCATTGAGCGCATGTTTGAAAAAATAAAGGCAGAATCCGAGGTGGCGGATGCTTTGGCCGAATACGATGATGCAGACGACGACAATGATGCAGAAGCAGGCGACGACCGCAGTGTATTTACAACGGCAACCGGCATCAAGCCCAGCACCTGGTCAAAACCAATTGCTGTGTCCGCTCCAGCGTCTGTGTCTTCTTCCATTGCAGACATGTTAGGTTCGGCTAGTTTAAACCGCGAAACCAAAATCAATCACATGAACGATGCACTTTGTGCCGTGTTTCCTGCTGTGGAGGGCGACAAGGTCACGTTCATCGGCTCCACATTCATGCGATACGGCGAAGACCGCCCCTATTTGAATCACTGTCTCGCACTGGGGACCTGCAACCCCGTTCCCGGCGCAGAAATTGTGAGCTGCAAGACCGAGCGCAAGCTGTTGCAGGCCTGGACCGAGCTCGTGCAGCGCGAAGATCCCGACATCATTATCGGATACAACATCTTCGGATTTGACTACCAGTTCATGTTTCATCGTGCGCTCGAAAACCACGTGGAAGACGATTTCCTCAAGCTGTCGCGCAATGCCGACGAGTTTTGCGGCAAGCGTGATTTCAAAACGGGGCGCGTGAGCATTGAAGAAACCAGCATCGCCCTCGCCAGCGGGCAGTACGACCTGCACTACATTGCCATGACCGGGCGCCTGCAAATCGACATGTACAACTACTTCCGCAGGGACTACAACCTCACGTCATACAAGCTGGACTACGTCGGTTCCTACTTCATCGGCGACGACATCATTAATGTGGAGCACCGCACTACCGAATGCGACGGAAAGGTTACTCGCATCGTGAGCAAGAATCTCACCGGTCTGGAAGTCGGCAACTACATTGCGCTGGAGGAGACGGGCCACTCCACCGACCCTTACAAGGACGGCCAAAAATTTGAAGTGATTGCAATCAATCGCCCCGCCGGCTATTTCGAAATCGTCGGTCACGAGACACCGGACTTGAAGAAGCACGTGCGCTGGGGCGTGTCCAAGGACGATGTGACACCGCAGGACATTTTCCGCATGACGAACGAGGGTCCGGGCCCGCGCGCCGTCATTGCCAAGTACTGTATTCAGGATTGCAACCTGGTGCATCATCTGATGAATAAGGTGGACGTCATCACGGGATACAGTGAGATGGCGAAGATCTGCAGCGTGCCCATCAGCTTCCTGGTGATTCGCGGACAGGGCATCAAGTTGACGAGCTACATGGCTAAAAAGTGTCGCGAAAAAAACACGCTCATGCCCGTTATTGACAAGGGCCCATCCGGCGAGGGCTACGAGGGCGCCATTGTGCTGCCCCCCAAGCGCGGCCTCTACCTGGACAACCCCGTGGCCTGCAACGACTATTCGTCGCTGTATCCGTCATCCATGATCAGCGAGAACCTGTCCCACGACAGCAAGGTGTGGACCAAGGAGTACGACCTGGACGGCAACCTGGTGTGCGAGACGGGCGAAAAGGATCCAAAAACCCGGCATCATATTTATGACAACTTGCCGAATTACGGCTATGTGGACGTGGAATACGACACGTACCGTTGGAAACCGAACCCGCGTGGCAAGATGGAGAAGCACTTGAGCGGGAAAAAGGTGTGCCGGTTCGCACAGTTCAAGGACGGTGCAAAAGCCATCCTGCCGTCCATTCTGGAGGAACTGCTCGCAGCACGCAAGGCCACGCGCAAGCTGGCGGAGCAACAATCCGACCCCTTCATGGCCAACGTGCTGGACAAGCGGCAACTGGCATACAAGGTCACCGCAAACTCGCTTTATGGCCAGTGCGGTGCCAAGACCAGCTCGTTCTACGAAGTGGATGTGGCTGCTTCCACGACCGCCACCGGGCGCAAGCTGCTCACGTATGCCAAGCGCATGGTGGAGGAGGTGTACGGGAACGCCCAATGCCAAACAAGCAAATACGGCATGGTAAATACGCGGGCGGAGTACGTGTACGGGGACACGGATTCTGTATTCTACACGTTCAATTTGGCTGACAAAGACGGAACCCCCATTCGAGGCAAGCAAGCACTGGAGATCACCATTGAGCTCGCGCGCCAAGTGGGCCACATGGCTTCCGCATTCCTGAAGGCACCCCACGGATGGGTGTATGAAAAGACGCTCATGCCGTTTGGGCTACTACAGAAGAAGCGCTACTTCGGCATCCTCTACGAGACGGACCCGAATAAGGGCAAGCCGAAGAGCATGGGCATCGTGCTGCGCCGTCGCGACAATGCGCCCATCGTGAAGGACGTGTACGGCGGCCTGATTGACATCCTGACGAAACAGCAGGACCTGGAGGCTGCGGTGCAGTTTGTGCGTGAATCATTGCAGTCGTTGGTGGACGAGCGCGTGCCCATGGACAAGCTGATTATCACGAAGTCGCTGCGTTCCACGTACAAAAACCCGCAACAAATTGCGCACAAGGTGTTAGCGGACCGCATGGGAAAACGAGACCCCGGCAACAAGCCGAGTTCGGGCGACCGCATTCCCTTCGTCTACATCCACAATGCGGACAAGAAGGCGTTACAAGGCGATCGCATTGAGACGCCGGACTACATTCGCACAAACCGGCTGAAACCGAACTACTCGTTTTACATCACGAACCAAATCATGAAACCCGTGGCGCAGCTGTTCGGGCTGGTGCTGGAACAAATGACGGCGTTTCGGCGCAAGAAAGCGCGCTTTTTGGAAGAGCTGGAATCTGTGAAAAGCAACTGGACCGAAAGCGACGACAAACTGCAGAAGAAACTGGACGACCTGCGGTTCCGAGAAGTGAAAGAGCTCATATTTGGCGACTGCTTGCGCCAGGCGGACAACCTGACCAAATCAAATAAGAGCATAACTGAATTCTTTACTAAAAAAACATAGCAAATGCAAACGTAATAAAAGCAAATACAAACGCTGAAATCCGTGCGCTAAAATGGTAAATATTTGCATATTTGCACATAATATATATTACATATTGTGTGCAGAAATAAATGAATCTGAATTTAGACCAGGTTGACCACGTTACACTGGACCTCATGGTAAACCAGCCACAATACGAAAGATACTTGCGCGCACGGGAGGCTGACATGATCGGGAAATTTGAAAAAGCCAAACGCTTCTACAAAAAACGCATTATTGAAATGACGCGCGAACTACTCAAATGTGAAACGGTGAACGACATTTTCGTCATTCAAGCGTTCGATGCGTATGCCAAATCGTGCATCACGTATTTTAGGAACAAGGACAAGAACGACACGTTGCAGGAGGAGCACATGGACGAGTGCGCTGCGTTGGGGTATCTGCCACCCATTATAGAATCCGAACTCGAACTAGAGTTGGTGCATTCGGACAATAACAATGATGAAGGAGACAATGATAATGATGCGGTCGATCTAACAGTATCGTCAAAGCGAAAGTTGGAGATACTGATGTGCTTCGACAAGCACAAAGTGCATGTGCCCACGCTGGACACGTTTGTTATCAAGACCACACCCCCCGAATTATTTGTCAGTAAAAGGCAGGGACCCATTCCTCAACTGAAGGTAATTAATCTGGACGACCCGAAATTTAAAACGAAAGACATTAAGCCAAAGCCGTCCAAATCCAAATCCAAATCAGATGAAATAAATGAATGATGAAATAAATGAATGAAATAAATTATTTACATAATGTAATTAAGTAATTAAGTCATTCATCTATTTTTCTGTTTTTTTTGGTTTTATTTAAATGAAAATAAAGGCGAATAAAAGCCGGTATAGCAACAAAAAAAAAAGAAATACCCGAAAAAATAAGAGTCGTCGAAAACCTGTAAAGGAGTTCGAACGACTGAAGTGCGGGCCCGTCCAGGATAATTATTTCACGTGCTACGACAATGAGACGTTGCACAAATTAAGAGACGGCTGGAATTCACGCCATCCCGACGTCCGTATTGAAACCAACGACCCGAAAGAGATTTGGACTGCGCTGAAACAGCGGTTCGGTAAATTATGTCGAAATGAGGCGTGCTGGATGAAGCAGCTAGCGAGCTCATCCAACAACCCGAACGCCATTGGAATTATTCATAAATTATCGGATGGTGCGTTTGCACCGGAAGCCCCGAAGTCGTGGATTCGGGACCCGGACGAGTGGCTGAGCAGCGAAGAGATTGAGAACGTCATGAAGCAGTACGAGGATAAATTCCCCACGTTTGAGTTTTTAGGGCCGTCACCGAGCGATTATAGCGCGCCCAAAATGGCGGGCGTGTGCGTGTGGGAGGAGCTCTGCAATTTTAGTTTGAAGAAATACGTGGATTCCGGCACGCACAAAATCGGCGTCATTTTCAACACGGACCCGCACACGCAAGACGGTGCGCACTGGGTGTCGGTATTCATCCACATTGGCACCAATGCGAACAATCACAAGGATAGTTATATCTTCTTTTTTGACAGCACGGGCGACCGCCCGCAAAAAGAAATTCGGGAGTTCATCAAAACGGTCACACATCAGGGACGCACCATGGGCATCAAATTCAAGTATTTTGAAAACCGGAAGCAGCACCAAAAGAGAAACACGGAATGCGGCATGTATGCGCTGTTCATGATAGTGAACTTGATCGAAGAGACGAGAACCCCCGAGGAATTCATGCGGGGCGACCGCATCCCCGACAGTCATATGATTGAATTCCGTCAAGAGTATTTCAACCGCGGGGGCAGTATGGAATGAATTCAGCCAAAATATGCTTAAATGTATGCAATGCATGATATACACACACGTATATCATGCAATTTTCACAATCACATACGGTTGCAGATGTGACACGACGTTACGTGGTAAAATGATTTGGTTTAAATCCAGTTCCACACCAGGTCGGTGCACAGGTAGATGCGTCGCCGGTTATTGGCGCGCATGGCCGCAAAGAACGGCACGTGTTCGCACACCACCGGGAAATTGTAGCCCGAATTGTGGAAGTAGAATATGCCCTTGTCCGCATTATCCGCATCATTTGTTTTATGATTGTCATTGTCATTCGGAAACAAGTAGATGCCGGCGGATGCGCCGTCCATGTGCGTCTTCCCGTTTTTTGCGAGGGGTGGAATGCAATTAAGTGCTTCATACCCCGCATTCATTTCCGCCGTGGGGACTGCTGAGTAGCGCATGCCCCGAATGGCATCACGTCGAAAAATGCACATGCCGTTGAACCCCGACGAAATTGGAATGTAGGGTCGCAATTCAAGATTGTACTTCATTTGACGCCTAAAAAGCAGCGTCTTATTGTGCACGGCGGTTTGCACGTAGAACTGGTGGTGCCCGGACCAAAACGCATCGCGCATGATTTCAGGGCCGAATGGAAACTGCGCATCACGATACGCATACGTGTCATACATGTAGCCCATGGGGTTCAGGCCGTTGCACACGAGTGCGTCAAACCCGTCGGGATCACGTGCAATGCAGTTCAAAATGGTGTTAACCGGGAACGACACGGGATTGTCCATATCAATCATGACGACGTATTTGGCCATGGACCGGGGCCCTGTATCCGAATCAAGTATGTCCATCAACCGGTTGCGCGCATGCGCAATTTGTTCCATGCGACAGGGTTTATTGTCATACGTGCGGGCCACGCATCGACTCATCTCCTCTTCTTTTGTGAATTTGTCGCACTGCACTTGCACGCAGTCCGGTATTTCCGCAGCCCATTTCATTAATTCGGTATCGGTACCGTCGTCCGAGTTGTTTTCGTAGAATATAGCCCAGCACGGCACCCCCGCCTTTTCGGCCAGCTCTTCAAATGCTGCGCAAATCACGGGCACCGTGCTGACCACGTTCTTGCAAACCCCGCATAAAATGATGCCACTTCTATTATCGTGATTGTCTTCTTCCACGTTCATTGTGTAATCAACGTATTATCTTATTCTATTGAATGCCATTGTCTTTAATTGAATTTAATTCAAAAAATGCATATAAAAATATAACCATAATCTCTATAATTTGACACAACACAAACCCAGTCGTCAATCAATGCAATCAATCAAGGTGAACAGCGTTCAAAACAAGGAGCTGTTATGGACCACGATGCAGGAATCCGGTGCATTTGATGGGTTGACTGGAGACCAGTATCAGCCCGTGCAAATGGCATTTGAACGGTCAGTGGAACAAGCCGCTATGACTGTGACGGGACCTCTGCGCGACGTCAACAAGCACATCATCCGACAATTCGTGCAAACCGAGCTTCCTCTGTTGCGCTCGGCAACTTATCAGACCCCGAATCCTGTTCCCAAAAAAAAGAAAATAGAGATGGTGTATCGGGCGGAGGACCTGCAAACCGAGCGTGCCAGCGAATTTGACCGGCAACTACGAGAGAAGCAGGCGGAAATGGATTCGTTCTTGACGCTGAAAAAACCGGCCGATGTCAGCTTCACGGACACCGGAATGAAGGAGGACAAGCCGATCGGTGACGAAATGTCACGGCTCATCGCCCAGGAGCTGGCGGCACGGGAACGAGAGCTGGTGCAGCTGAAACCGGAGGACATCAAAAAAGCGCAGCAGTGGATTGGCACGGACAATAAAAACAGTGCAATTCAACCTGAATTGCCTCCTCCTCATTCTTTCAAAAAGTCGGTGTCTTTTTCAGAAGAAGAACATGAGGTTGAACAATTTTACCCCAATGAAAAAACGAATGAATTTATGAATGATGAAAACTTTGAAGAAACGGATTTCATTTTTTCAAAATTCAAAAAGATTAGTGAGCCTTTAAAAGACTTACCGGTCGCAAGCTTACCGGTCGCAAGCTTACCGGTCGCAAGCTTACCGGTCGCAAGCTTATCAATCCAGCAACTTTACAATAAGCTGCTTGAGCTGGAACAGAATATTAATGCCAAACATGCTGAAATAATGGAACATTTAAATAGCAAGGGAGGGGTTATAGGGGAACCGTAGGTTCCCTTAGTCCATGACAACCGTGAATTTACCGGTTTTTAGTTCCACGAATTTCCCGACCAGCACTCGGTTTCCAATTTTAAGATTTTCATAGTCGTATACGTCATTGGTTTCAATGTCAATGCCGTACTTCACGCCGTCGTGCGTGATTTCTTTGATTTTGATCTTGCGCATCTCTTTATTTAGAGGGACTGCCTCAGCTTCTGTTGCCTTTGCTGCGTCTTTGGGTTTGGTGGTCTTGGCTGTCTTGGATTGCTCTTCGGTTACAATCACTTCGTCCTGGATGCTGGGCGTGTAAGCGAACTTGTTCTCCGGGTTGTCAAACGTGAAACACTTCAGCGTCTCCTTGCTGCCCGCCTTGGCGTGAATGGCGCAGTCAATCGCCGTCTCTTTGACGCATCGCAAAATATTACTATTTATGGCTTCCTTCGTTTTTGCGATTTCATACAGCGACTCGTCGGTGGTGATGGGTTGATCCGTCTTACTGCTGGTGTCGCTCTCTCGCAGTTCGCGAGACACCCGAATGTATTTCAGCGCAGGATTGGACACGTCCACCACCGTCTTCGGGTCGGAGGACGCCAGCAGCGCTTCCTCCCGATCCGCCACCGCCTTCTCGTCCTTCGTCAGCGGCGTCAGCTGTGCCTTGGAATACACCATCAAATACAGGAACACATTGACCGTGCGCAGCTCGGCCGGCAGGTCCTGGTGGCTGCAAATGCGCCGGGCTCGCCCCACCACCTGCTCAATGCGCACCGGGTGCCAGTACGGCTCCACGATGTGCACGTACCGCACGTTGCGCAGATTGATGCCCTCCGCCCCCGACGCCGAAATCATCAGCGTATTGATGACCTCGCCGTAAAAGTTGTTACCGGAGATGCGCAACAGGTCGTCCCGAATACTGGACGGCACCTGGTCCCACTCGCTGTTGAAAATGCAACGGATGATCTCCTTCTCTTCGGCGGATTCGGTGCCCGTATAAAGCGCAAACCGGCGTTTGCCCGCATCTTCGGGTCGGTTGTCTAGAACCCACTGCTGCGACGCAGCATTGTGCTTGATGCGGAACTGCGCATAGTCGTTCGCCTCCATCGCCATTTTCAGAATGCCGATGCCCTCCAGCGTGCGGAACTGGCTGTACACCAGGTTGAGCCCCACGTGCTTCGGGTCCTGCAGGTTCTGTAGCAGTTTAAGGAACTTCGGGCTGTAAATTGCCAGGGAGCGCGGGCTGAAGTACTCCTCCTCGTTGCGTTTCAAATGTTCCAGCACTTCTTTGATGCGGTCCTCGTAGTGCTTGTACGCCTCGGTGGCTGTTTTTTTATGCACTTCCGCTGCTTCGTCTACGCCGAGCGCACCTTCTGGATTTTGAACAATTGCGCGGGCATTGTCGGCATCAATAATGTCTTCGTCCAGGTCCTCTAATTCCGCTTCAACCGCTTCGCTTGTGCCTTTCCCAAACGGTTTGGGACGCCCGATCTCTCTTGGAAACACGAAGTTGCATGCCGCCCGCGAGAAGATGCGGTACGAGCTGGACGGCTCCGCATACAGCTCCTTCATGTTCAGCGGTTTCTTTGCAGCTTTGCGCATTGGACCCAGCGTCTTCCGCTTCTTCGCCTCGCGGTCCTTGTTGATTTCTAACAACCGCTCCTGCTGATACACGCTCAGCTGGTAATTGCTCATCGGAACTCGCACCACCTCAAAATCATTGGCCACGTCGTACCGGGGCAGCAGCTGTTCCTGGGCGCTGCGGTAATACGATGTGAGGCCGAGGATGCGGCGTTGAAACACGTCCATGTTTTTCAGATCGGCTGTGTCTGCATCAATGAAATACTTTTCAAACCCGTCAAACGTGTCGGGTAGCGCCTTGTGCGCCACGGGGCTTGCTGCCGTTTTGGATGCCTTGATGCCCTCGGTTGCTAGCGTGGCGGTTATAAATTTGACAAAGTCGTCGTCGTTCATGGTGCCGTGCTCGTCCACGGCCAGCGTGACACCGGCGTACAGTTTTTCCAGTTGCGCCTTAACGGCAGCCATTGCGCCCTTGGTCATCCCCTTGTACACATTGACAAACCCGAACGGGTTGCGCGTGACGGTCAGGGTTCTATCCGATGCGCTGTATTTCATGTAGTCCATGATATCCGTAGATTGGAAGAGCTGTTGCAGTCGGGCCTCTGACACGCCCTGGGCCGACGATGTCAACTGGAACGTCCACGTCTTAATGTAGCCACGCAGGATGTTGAACAGTACGCCGATCTCGTTGGGGTAGTTGATGATGGGCGTGCCGGACAGCAGCACCACCTTTGCATTGACGGCGTCCAGCAAAAACCGGTATAAGTTGAGCGCAATGGGCACGTCTTCCGGTTTTATTACCGCTTTCGCTTTAGCACCCTTACCCCCCTTTCCGCTGTCATCCGGCATCTTTTTTAGATGATTCACAATGCGACTCACGAAATTGTGGGCTTCGTCAATAATGACCACTGCATTGTCGAACGGGTTGACGGTGTATCCGCGCGACAGCTCGTTGATGCGGTTTTCGCGCACGCCGTTGTAACTGATAAACGTGTATTTTTGTTGAATCATTTCGTTCAGTTGCGCATCAACTTCTGCCTGCTCCTTCGGGCTGAGCTCGCCGTAGTTGCTGGGTTTTTCGGGGTCCACGAACCATGCGCCGCCGTGCTTCTTAATATAGTCGTCGGAAATGGCAAGCGTTTCGGCGAGGGACGGAATCAGCGCCGGTTTTTCCACCGCATCCACGAACTTCCAATGACGGGGGCGCTTGTAAATGTCGTCGCCGCATTTTTTCAGCTCTTGCATGTAGTTGGTGCGCAAGAAGGCGGGCGTCATGACAAACACCGGTTTATCGGATTTCAGGCCCTCTGCAATGGCAATTGACGAGCACGTTTTACCACTGCCGAGCCCGTGATACAGCAACAGCCCGCGATAGGGGGAATACATGTTCAAGTAATCCTTGACGATTTTTTGATGCGTCAGGAGACCGAACTCCTCAGCACTGCGACGGTCTTCGCAACTCACAACCCGAGACTCGTCCATGATTTCGGCGCGATAATTCTTCTGGAACAACTTGTTGACAAAATCCACGAATTTCTCTCGATTGTTCAGGTAGTATTCGGATGCAACCAGAGGCTCAATCGGTTTTGGTTTCGGGGTTGGCACAACAGTTGGTTCCTTTTCAACGGGTTCCTTTGCATCAGTTCGCTTCCTAGTGCCACGTTTCTTTACAGGTTGCTGTTCCTTTTCCTTTTCCTTTTCAACGGGGTCTTCTGAGACCTGCTCTTCTGCTTCTTCTATAACCACTTTATCCAACGATTGTTGTACCGCAGAAACGGGAATCAGCTTTATTTTTTGCAGTTTGCGACCCTTCAGTTTAGGGATTGGTGCTTCTTCCACGATGCTAACCACCTTTGCAGCGAGAGCCACATCGGTTTTGGGATTCGGCGTGGCTTCGGTGACAATGCCACGTGCCAGTTTAATCTTAGCGAAAATGTCGTCACGATTGACTAACTTTAAGCTGGCTTTATCGACGATTCGAACCGTTGGTTTGGATTTTTCTAGGGGGCGTTTAACCATCATGTCTTCTTCATCTTCTTGGTTCGATCGTTCTTCTACGCGGTTAGCCTTATCCTTATCCGCATTTGCAACAAAAAAAGCTACCGAAAACTCCTTCTTCTTTTCAGCCACTGGTTTTTTGCGCAGTGCGTCTAAAATAGCAACTGCTGCGGCCATGTTTATTTATGTATTAATTGATATATTAATTTTAATTTAATTTATCCTCTCTTATTATATTTATCAATATATATATGTTATTATTATGAATTTGCATAAATGTTCAATCTTAATTTTATTGTACGCATTGTTTTTTGTAATACACGGATACAACCTGCATAATCTTGAAATCAAATCAGACACTTTCTATCAAAAAAAAGAAAATTATAATAAGATTCAAGATTTTTTTCATACTATATTGCCCCATTATACCCAGTTTGAATATGCACCCGATATTTTATCAGGGTTATTGCTTGCATACATCGTAATAATGCAATTTAAACTTATTTATCACTTGAGCGGGTATATTTTTACCCTTATACTTTTTCGTCAACTGGTTATTCAAATGACAGTTTTACCAAAAAATGAAATTTGCAACATAAAACACTCATCTGTCCTTCGCGGTGGATGCTATGATAAAATATTTAGTGCACATTTTGGAATTACAATGTTGTCTACATTAATTCTTTATGAGAATGGACTTATCAATAAATTTTTTGCAATATTTATCAATGCTATAAATGCATTGTTTATACTTTTAGGTCGATGTCATTATACCATCGACATTGTTGTCTCCATTATGGTCGTTGTTATAATTTATCAAAACAAATTGAATATATGTGAATATTTAGAAAAATATTTTTAATATCGGGCATTTCATTCAGCGGGCATTAAGGCATGAACTGAATGGCGCTGTCACATGCCAGCTGTTCCGCCTTCTTCTTGATTTTGTGCGAGGCCTGCGCCAAGAACACTAGGATCCGGCCGCCCGCCGCTTCGCACGCTGCATGTACTGCCTCAAACGTCTTCAGGTCCGAGAAGTTCACGGCGGATGCAGGCGACGTTTCGTATATTTGTTGCCCCAGACACAAATATACGCCCATGGTGTATCCCACCTCCATGTCACGCCCGAGCTCAATGTAGTCCGGCGTGGTTTTGAACTCCTTCTGAATCTTCACCTGCAGGATGTTCTTGTAGTTGTCGTCGTTCCGAATGAGCGCAATCCAGTCAATGTGTTTCTCAAACACGTTTTCAATGAAGATCTGCGCCATCTGAAATCCGGGCCCGGTGGCAAACACGTTCTCGAACCAGTGCTCCTCGTCACGTATCGCAATTTTATTGTAATCCAGGAACAGCGCGCCCACAAACGCCTCAAACAAGCACCCCAGCTTCTTTAAGTTCGTGCGCAACTTCTTTTCCTCCGAGTGGCGCGAAATGATGAACCACTTGTGCAATCCCATCTCGTACGCCATGCGCCCGATGGACTCGTTCTTCACAATGGCGATTTTCTTCTCGGTCATGAAGCCCTCGTTCTCTTTTGGAAAGCGGCGATACAGGCAGTACTTGGTAACGCACTCTAGCACGCCATCCCCGAGGAACTCTAGGCGCTCGTTGGATTTGGTGCGCAACGGCATGCAGTCCTCCGGCTTATCCACCACGCTGATGTTTTCCGCTGCATTTTCAAACTCGATGCGTCGAGTATAGGATTGGTGCACAAACGCACGCTTGTAGAGCTCAATGTTGTGCACCTTGGGATCGGGAACACCGTATGCGGTGAGAATAGATTGAATCTGACTCAATGTAATCTCGATGTTTTCGGGGTTGTAGGGGTTGAATATTAATCCGCCATCCTCGGCCGGCATGAATTCCTCGGCGTGCAATAATTTAGACGTGAGAAACGGACGCTGGGGCGAATGTGGCTGAGGGAATACGGGTTGCATATTTGTGCGGGATGTAATACAATACAGATATATTGATGGATTGCTTTAAGCCGTTTTTTATATCTCTTACCGTATTATTTCAAAATGAAATCAAATCATCAAATCAAGAATACTAAATTAAAAAAAAATAAAATATTTAGACATAGTATAACTCAATCATAAAATGACTGTCGGATATATGTCTGGAGGCAAACGTGCCAAAATGATCCCATCCATCACAAGCAACATATGCAATTTAGGAGGGGATAAGAAGGGCGGTCTCATTTCCATGCATGGCAGAAACCCCAATCTTAGCAATGCGATTCGTACTCGGGCGTCTTATTGCGGATGCGGCATACCCCTGGGTTGCATCCAAGGTCTGAATTATTTGAAGGCCAATAACCTGCTTACCAAAAACCCCGTGGGCAGTGGTGGTGTTCCTACTAGAATGAACCGACCCAACTTGTATTAAAGTTCAGAATGAATTTCATAGTTATATATAATTACTTAAATGCTAGTAATTATGTAATTGTAATAACTCTATAAATGTTGATTCGGGTGGACTCGCGCGAAGATGCATTGCACGACCTGTTGCGATTGAACCTGGTTGGTACAGCGTCGCACCAGTTGCGATCCGAACCACTGCCGATCGGGGACATTATTCTCTCTTCGTCGGATGGTGCAACTGACTACATCGTTTTTGAGCGCAAAAGCCTCCAGGATTTAGCGGCCTCCATCCGGGACGGTCGGTACAAGGAGCAGTCACATCGATTGCAGTCCATCCCGAACATGCACAATCACAATGTGGTTTACATTGTGGAGGGCGACTTTTCACGATACAACGAACGCTTTAGCAAAATCGGAAAAAAGGCGCTGCATTCGGCCATGTGTTCGTTGAATTACTACAAGGGATTTAGCGTGATTCGAACCATGTCTGTATTGGAAACGTATGAGATCATTCACCATTATGCCGATAAATTGGCATCATCCCCTGCGCCGTACGGGCATTATTACACTGTACCTGCACCTGTCTCTGCCCCTGATACTTGTGCGATAGACGATGCGGCGGCGGTTGCATCATATTGCAGCGTTCTCAAGGTAAAGCAGGTCAAGTGCGAAAACATAACGCCACAAAATATTGGGGAGATCATGCTGTGCAACATTCCGGGCGTCAGCTCCAAAACCGCATCCGCCATTGTGAAAAAATATCCCACATTACGCATCCTGATGGAGGCGTTTCAAACGCACGGCTGCGCATACTGCTTGAATGACATTCACTTGGAATCCGAATCCGGCCAACGCAAATTAAGCAAAAAATGCATTCAAACCATTTATAATTTTTTAATGGTATAATACAATAATACATACATAATATATACGACATTCATGGAATTTGGCGCTATTTTGAAATACGTGCTGATAGCAGCGCTAATACTGGCGGGATACTACGTGGTTTCAATGACCGCAAAAACAGTGAGCGTGGCTCGCGAAGGGTTTGGTACTAGTAGCTCGGATACCCCGGGCGTTACTGCAAAAAAAACTGGATCCGTGCTAACTGACAAGGCACAGTCCATGGTCGGGTTTTTACAAATCGGTAATAATCGGTCTTCATATGAGACTTTGGTTGAAGTAATGGATGCATGGGTGCAGGGCAAAATTGTGGCATCTCTCAATGCCATGTCCGAACAAATGATTACTGATTCGAATGATCAAGCCGCCATGATGGCCCCACCCAGCGATAAAATGGTTGCACTCATGAATTCGCTCATCAGCATGACGAATTTTCAAACTATAGTTATACCGTCGGCATTAAAATATTTGGATTCGGCAAATTAATACATTATAATTTAAAATTTATGATGGAACCGAAATTTGGACTTCATTCCCCTCGTATTTACCAGCATTAATGAGAGAGGTGGTGTACTTGTCGCCACCCCAGTTCGATGCCATCGGGTTTGCGCTCAAGCCCTTCAGAGGCTTACTATTACCAATACTTCCCGCATTATGATCCATTGGATCGAATGCCGGATACGAATTTAAATTACCAGGCGGTTCATCTGCGTTATCAATGTAGTCGGCATTGGCATTTGATGACCCCGGGCTCACTGAATCCGAATCATGTATACCAGAGGCCACGGGGGGCAGTCCGCCCTGCAGATCCATCGGTCCAGGGCGAATTTTGTATACAGGTTTTCCCTGAGCATCAAACGAGTGCTGCATGTACAGCACAGGGCAACGAATGCCCTGACTACGTTGCCATTCTGTGAATTCCACATAGTCTTCTAAATTATTGAACTTAAGCGGATTTACGCCGGGTACGTTTGCCATCCGATTATTATGCAAATACAGTTCGGTGCCTTTTTGAATGAGAACATTCGGGCACCGATTTTTATTAGACGCCCCGTTAGAAGAGTCAATGCCTTGAAACGCCTCTTGAACGTTGCGCGCGGTGTACGTGGATGAAAACAACAATCCAACAATGAACATGGCTAAAATGGCCCATGTGGTTAACGTGAGTTTATATGCCATTCAACAAATTGGAATATGTGTATGTGTCTGTAATAGTATATGAACATAATTTAATTTTACAAATTAAATTATATTATATATTATTAAGCAAGCTTTATAAAAATCATGACGACCTCGCTGAAACACTACAAATACAAACATCGGAACAATAAAACGATGCGCAAAAAACTGCGCAAATCACGTGGTGGAAAGAGATATGGTGCATTTCATGGTACTAAGAGCACTCTGGATGAATTGGATGAACTATTGAACAACCCCGATCATCACATGCTCGTAAAGCATTACAGCAAATCATGCAGTCATTGCAAGAATTTAGATCCGGAATGGAAATCGGTAGTGAACCGATTAAGCGATGTAAATCCGGAATTTACAGTTGCAAACCTTAATCCGGATGCCACGAACTATATGAACGAGCACCATTACAAAAATCATAAATATGACGTAAATGGGTTTCCGACGATTGTTTATATTAATAAAATTAAAAATGTGAAGCCAAAAGAATACCATGGCGAGCGCACCGCTGATGCGATTATGGAGTGGTTGGCGAAGGTTATTAATGATAAACGCATTAAAATAACAATTGAATCTGGAGACAATGGATCCGATGAATCGCATGAATTTCAGGCAGATAATATGCCTACGTCATTGGACCAAGAAGACCAGGCGGAAGATGCGTTCCCTCCAGCTCCACCCAATTCATTCGACCAGGACCATGTGGAAGATGCATTTTCAGCTCCGCCCAACGACCAAGCGGATGCATTCCCACCACAAGAGGAACCATCCGCCGTGACCAAAGTAACTGGGACCATAAAGGATACAGCTTCTGTAATAGATGACAAAATAGGAAAAGGGGTTGGTGCAATCAAATCTGCGTTGAGTAGTGAAATTGATTTTGGAAACATGTTCTCATCTGCACCTGCACCTGCACCTGCACCTGCACCTGCACCTGCATCTGCACCTGCACCTGCACCTGCATCTGCACCTGCACCTAATCCTGATCCTAATCCTGCTCTGGATCCTACCCCTCCTCTGGATCCTGCACCTGCACCTAATCCTGCTCCTCTGGATCCTGCGCATAATCCCGATCTCATACCTGCTCCCATTAAGCCAGTTCCTCCAGTGCCTTCATTGGTGGGTGGTAGGAAAAAAAATCGCAGATACACACGACGCAAAAACAAATCCAAATCTAAACGCAAATCCAAATCTAAACGCAAATCAGCATAAGGTTGCAATTTTAAAATAAAAAATTGAAACCTATTTACACACATGAACCAACCCTATAAATAACAACATAGTTACATAATTACAATGCAATATCTACGCAGTCAACCTGTCGCCGACCTAGACGAAGTGGACGTGTGTCCAGTATGTATGGAGGTTCCCGGAACCAAAAATGTTACAATCACGGCATGCGGACATACATTCTGCCTGTCGTGTTTACTGTCGTCTTTGAAAACAAAAAACACGTGCCCCACATGTCGTGCCGAAATAGAACCTGCGCGTGAATGCATTGAACCATTGCCGGTTGCAGTTGCAACCGACCTCATTCGCACGGAGGAGCACACAATTCAACTGAGCCGCAGAATTAGAATCATCAATTCGTTTTCAGGAATAAATGCACGATCGTGCATGATACTGTCTCTTTGCAGGGAGGTTGCATTTGCCACGGCGCACGGCATTGCCCGATGGCAGAAATTGTCGGATGAAACGTATCACAAATCATGGGACAATTTTGATGATTCAGATGATGACGAACAAAGTGATGGCTCTGGATCTGAAGATGATGGACTGATTTAATTTTAATCCCTCCTCATCCACACAAACTTAATAAAAAAAAACAATTGAAACCCGTGGTTATTTTTTTTTCAAAAAAAATAAAATAATAATAATATAATAAACATCATAATGAAGAGCTTGAGGTGTAAAAATAGTAATAAGAATAATAAAAGTAGAAAGTTGATAGGTGGTAAAACCTCTATCTCCAAACCTGTAATTAAATATACGAACAGTAATAACCCTAATAACCCTCCTACCGTAATTTTGACATGCACGAAATGCGACGGCACTGATTTCACAGTTAAAACGCTGACTATGGGAACAAAAACAAAATCATTTTTCAATATGCAGATACTGGACAATCGTTTCAAAATATTTCAATGCGCTGGATGCGGGTTTGTTCAAATATTTAGCAATAAAGTTACGTGCAACAACAGTGATTGCGATCCTAATTTATTATGATGAGATGAATCATTGCCGCATGGTCATTGGAATGGCATCATGACACTGGTACCCCTGCACTTCAAAATCATTTAATTCATAGTCGTCTATGTCTTCGTGTAGCGCTCGAATTGCGAGCTTCGGAAAGTCGTACGGTTCCCGCTTCACCTGTTCCTGCAACGCAGTCACGTGATCGTCGTATATGTGCGCATTTCCCAAATAATACACGAATTCGTGCGCCTCCAGGCCGCAGTGATGCGCTAAAAGGTGGGTCAGTATGCTGTACGACGCAATATTGAACGGCACGCCCAAGCCCACGTCCCCGCTGCGCTGATACAGCGAGCACGACAGCAGGGTTCCGTGGGTCACGTGAAACTGCATAAGAACGTGGCAAGGTGGCAACGCCATTTCATCCAGCTGACACGGGTTCCACGCCGATATGACCAACCGGCGCGATGTGCGTCGCTCGGGATCCTTTAGCGCCTCAATGACGGATTGTAGCTGGTCCACGCCTGAACGGGCGCTTTTGTCGCCGTAATCCCCCCCGAAATTCCGCCACTGAAACCCGTAAATCGGTCCCAAATCGCCTTCGGCACGGTCGGTCAGTCCACGACTGTCCAGGAACTCCCGTGACGCATTGCCGTCCCAGATGTGCACGTTCTGCGCCTGCAACACCGCATTGTCGGTTTCGCCACGGATGAACCACAGCAGTTCCTTTAGGCACGTTTTCCACGCCAGGCGCTTCGTCGTCAAAAACGGTACACGACGATCATTTAGCGAGAAGTGCATCGCAGCGCCAAACACGGACAGCGTCGTGCCGTTGCGCCCCTCTTCATTGGCCCCCTCCGAGAGAATATCCTCAATCAAATGCAGGTACTGGTTCTCGTCATGGCGCAATGGGAATGATACAGTTGCCGACGACGTGACGGGGTGAAGGCGTCTGTATTTATTATCCTCTGCAATCTTTTTCAGCATTTTATATTTATTATATTGAATGCAGTTGGATGTATTTATGTTTATTTTTGTTTTGATTGTTTTGTCCCAATTATTTTTCTTTCGCTAATGTAAATAAACATATTTCATGGACGCAATTGAAATTACCGCCAAGGACACCGCCTCGGCAGGTGGTGGATTCTTTAAGCAAGTGTTCAAGCTGAACGAGGACGCCCAGGGCGAGGTGATGAACATGATGCAGTATGTCGCCATCGGTTTCATTCCCATCATTCTGGTCATCTACGTCATCCGGTATTACGTGCCTGATCCCGATGACGACAAGGGCAGTCTCACCATTCTGGCCGAGATTTTTGCGCAGACGTTCGCCATGTTGCTCGGCATCTACTTCATTCACCGCATTATTATTTATTTCCCCACGTATAGCGGCATCAAGTACGAGCGCTTCCACATCATCAACATCATCATGGTGTTCATCATGATCCTGTTCTCCATTAAGACGAAACTGGGCGAAAAGGCACAGATCCTGGTGGAACGCGCAGTGGATATGTGGTCCGGCAATGCGGGAAATAAAGGCGGGCCCGCTCAGGGCCAGGGGCAGGGTCAGGTGCGCGTGACGCAACCGATTACTGGCTCCATGGCGTCGGGCGTGCCCATGACGGCGCCCCCTCCTCCCCCGCAGCTGACGAGCAACCGGGCCCAGATGGGTATGAGCAGCATGGTCAAGGACTTTAACGCCATGTATGCGGGTGGTGGCCCGCAGCAGGCGCAACAGCAACAGCAGCAGCCCATGATGGATTTTGAACCCATGGCGGCCAATGAAGCGGGCTGGGGTAATTCCAGCCTGTTTTAAAAGAGGGCCAAGGCACGGCTCGCCAAGGCACGTCTCGTGCCGAGCCGTTGTGTGCCGAGCCGTTGTGTGCCGAGCCGTTGTGTGCCGAGCCGTTGTGTGCCGAGCCGTTGTGCCCCTTGGACCCCCTGGACCCTTTGTCATTTATTGACCATTTTTCATAAAAAATGATCAACCTCTAAACCAGTTATCATTCGGTCAATCATTCGGACCCATCCTCGAATTATGATTATGATTCACAATAAGGAGGTATAGGAATTATTATTTATGTATATATTTATATACCGATGTCGGTTCCTCCATTAGAAGCACCATTTAGACCATTTGTAACCATACAACCAACACCACCAGAATTCATTCTTTGCAAAGATGATGGAAAAAGGGGAAGAGCTGGATGCTTTAGTTGCGTTTATCCTGAATTATACGAATTGAGTAAACGAGACGGAATAATTAAAGTTTTTGCTATTAGGATTGATGGTAGTGAAATAGAGGTTGATACTGCCACATTTTTTGACTACTTAATGGAGTTGAACATATGTTTTAAATTATTCGTTAATTTTAAAGAATTTACAACTGAATATAAAAATGTGATGGTGCTTGAAGCTATATCTTCTAATTTCATACAAGAGTTTACAACCTACCACAAATATGTTGGAGTTGAAGGTAATTATTATGGATTTAAATTAGTTTTTTCAGATTCGGTTAAGGTTCTCGCAACTATTGAACATCGTCTTTATTCTAGCGGCAGGGGTTCAACAAAAGGGGTGTATATTATATTAAACAACCAATGCAATGATAAATATGATATTTTTGACGAAGATAACATAAGTAAAGATATAGTTCCTGCATTGCGGGAACTTCATGCGCATGGTTATATTCATAATGATGTTCATGACGGAAACATAGTTCATTGTGGTGACAAATATAAGCTAATTGATTTCGGCAGTATGATAAAACTAGACAATACTGAATATAATAAACCGCAATTTGATGAAGAAATAAGATTGCTCAAGTTTAAACATTATATAAAACAAAGACAGCATCAGCACCGTTTACAAAATGGGTCATCAATAGAAAAAAATGGTGGCAATAAACGAATGAATAAAACCAGTAGAAATAAAAGAGCTCGTAGACGAAAACGTAGAAATTCTAGAAGGAGACCGTAGAATAATTACAAATCGGAAACGCTCTTATTAAAATTGGCATTATCAACGAAAGAACACAATGAAAAAATTAAAAATTGAAAGCTTCCATTGCCATGTTTTTTTGTCGAGCAATCATGTTACCAATGAAACCCGTATTCGCAGTAGACACCACCGGCATCCTGATCACGCCTGTTGCACAGGTCGGCAAACCGAAAGGGTCGGGTTTGCCCGATTCCCATCGGGATTACAACGAGCAGTGCGAACGATTCTCGCGCGGACAACCCATGTGCTGGGACGATGACAAGCATAATAACACCAGAGTCAATGACATATTCGGATTTTTCAAGGGCGGTGACTGCGTGGAGGTTCATTGCGTGGAAGCCGTGCAAGACCCGTCTCATCGTCTCCCCTCATGGAGCGACAATGTGGGTCAACAAGGGCGCAATGTGCTCATGCTGTCATGCACGATTTGTATCATCCCGTGGAGCGACTGGGTCAAGTTCGGGTGGCATGCCAATGGCCCGCTTCTTGGAACCCAACGTGTAGCAAAGGAACAGTCACGGGTCCAAATCATTCACTACATCAATTCGGTTTTGCGTGAAGGGACTCTGATGTAATTCACTGTTTCACATTAAACCAACGAGAGGATGAATACATGACGATCATGTTAACTATCACCGCTATTACAAACTGCACGGGGGCTTTCAAAAAGTTTATTTGGTAGTCATTCATCTTATAATTTTCCTCTAAATATACGTCAAATTGATTTATGATCAGAAACACGATAGTGATAATAGTTGCGTTGGTCAATGCTTTGTAAAAAAATTTATGCATTGTTTGTGTTGTTTATTTATTTACTATATCCCTAAAGTAAATTTACAGAACAATAAATTATTTTATTATTTTATTGTTTTATTTTATCATGTTTCATCCTAGTTTATGGTTGATTTAAGAAAAACACGAGCACCACTTCTTGCCAGCGATCAAAGGTAGTACCGTGAGTTGAACCAGTTTGAAGCTTCCGTCCAGCATGACTAGTGCAGCTGCTTCTTCCGCATCGTCCAGCGTGAGAATCAGAATGCACTTCAGCACGAAATGCAGGAACGAAATGACGGTGTTGCTATTCATTGGCACGGTGTTGCTATTGGTGGTGGCATCGACCGAAAACAGCGTAATGCAGTCGTGAATCAGCGCCATGAAGTGCGGGGCGTCACTCATGTCAATCTTGCCATCGGCCATGATGTTGGTAAATGCAGACTGCATGACTGACACAATGGTGCGCCGACTGCTGTCCTGGGATGCGTAGGCATTCAGCTGTTCCAGTTCCTGCACTGTAAGTTTGGCTCGCAGTTCGGCATACACTCTGACGATTTCGGCGCCGATTAGCGATGGGTTGTCTAATATGACCTGCAACTTCGTGCGCAGTGCGGGAATATTCATTATCATGGCAAACACCACGTCCTTCACCATACCGGTCAATGGATCAGATGAGTCTTCATTTGTTACAACTGGTACAGGTACAGGTACAGGTACAGGTACAGGTACAGGTACATTATTTATATTAAGTACACTATTTACATTTAGTGCATTGACGGCAGGCGTAAGGGCATTCGGTTTCATAGCACCTTTTGTAGTTGTAGTTGTAGTATTACGATTCACGCCCCCGCCATCCCCTTGCCGCTGCTGAGATTGATTATGCAATTGCTGTTGCAGTTGTTGCAACTGTTGCAACTGTTGTTGCGAATTAAGGGTTCCTTGGGGTAATTGTTTTTCCATTTTTTAATTCCGGTTATTTAGTTGAATATTATATTAATACATGCATTTTTTAAGTATTATTTTGCAAAAAGCATAATAAACACTTTTTATATAATAAAGTACATATTAATTATTCGTATCGTATTTATGGCAAGCCTTCCTTTAGGAAAATACCGCAAAAATGTGCAATTTGATGAACGCAAGTTGAAAGCTGCCATCATTTTAAAGCAGCATCCGGATCGCATTCCAGTAGTTGTGGAATGCAGTGATGAACTGCAGGCCATTCATCCACTGAAAAAAAACAAGTTTATAGTGCCGTTTGAGTTAACCTTAGCACAATTCATGTTCGTCATTCGGAAGCACATGAAACTGAACCCCGAATACGCTATTTTCGTGTTTATAAACAACCGATTGCATCCCACCACGTCGCTCATCGGCACCATTTATGAGAAAGAGAAGGATGAAGACGGGTTCATGTACATGGACGTGTTTCAAGAATCCACGTTCGGTTATAATGCAATTTAAATAATGTTTAAATATAATATAAAATGTCAGAATCAGATCAAGCCATTGTTGAGCCAGTCGCACCTGTTGCTGTTATCGCTGAACCAGTTGCTGTAGAGCCTATAGAGCCTACTACTATTGTTACTGAACCTGTTGCTGTAGAGCCGGTTGATGTTGTTACTGTAGAGCCTGCTACTGTTGTTACTGAACCTGTTGCTGTAGAGCCGGTTGATGTTGTTACTGTAGAGCCTGCTACTGTTGTTACTGAACCTGTTGCTATTACAGAACCTGTTGCTATTATAGAACCGGTTGCTGACCCTGTTGTTCTTGCTGACCCTGTTGTTCTTGCTGACCCCGTTGTTCTTGCTGACCCCGTTGTTCTTGCTGACCCCGTTGTTCTTGCTGACCCTGTTGCAGAACCTGTCGTAATTGATATTGTTGCTGAACCGCAACCGGTCATTGCACCTGCACCAGTGGTTATTGTTAGGCCGGTTGTAATAGAGCAACTGTATCCATTAACTCACGATGCGGTTAACAATTTAGATTTGCAATTTATGAATCATTGGGGGTCAGCACGTTTGATAATAGATGCAATGCATGCATTGATCGATGTTGTTCCAACCGGTTGGGAGTATTTCAAACTGGATTCAGTTGGTAGATTGAACCTAACCCAACTGCGTCAAGGCGATGATCCGATCATGGATAGAATTCATTCATACATGAATTCTCTAACTGCATTCAGGTACGAGTTGTCATGGTTTTCGCCGACGGACACGGAACCCTTTATCTTCGGTTGGACCATGCGTCAGATTAAGTATATTGCGAATAATAGCCTCGCAAAATACAAGGTATTGTATACCAATTTAGGACCACCTACAGACTGCGGATGGTGGCATTTTGACATATTCATTTCTGAACAGTCTGAACAGAATGTAGATAGCCTGTGCTCCTGGAAGAAAATTTAATATAGTTTAACTGCATAAACAAAAATAATAATGGCAACAACCAGAAAAAGACTCAGCTCTGATGCACTCGCATCCTCCAAAAAACGATCTAATGCAGTATTGCGCAAATATTGGAACCGTGTGCACAAGCGCACCAAGGGCGCCAAGTGTGTCATGCAGACCACCAAAAAATACCTGTCACGTCCCAGTCCGCCGTACCCCGCAAACAAATGTTGTGGCATGAAGAAAATCGGCAACGACGGTGCCAAATACGTTGCTGAACCGAGTGTAAGTGGTATCTGCGCCTGGAAGAAAATTTAGAATGGTGTATTTCTGGTAATTAATATTTTATTATATATAATACTAATAATGATAATACAATTAGATACATACGACCAAAAGGTAAATGAATTTGCCAGAGCATATTTGGATTATTACCATAATGGATGGAAATCTGAACCTATTCACCGATTAGCCTCGTTACAATTTAGGGAGAAATTAAATGAGGGCGGATTTGATTCCGTAGAACTTGGTATTGGTGTTGATTATAAACTATCCCAATTTAATAAGAAAGATTATGAACTATCCAAATGTAAGAGACAACGTTATGATTTTCCCGGGTTTGATGGGGAAGCAATTTTAATTTTTCTAAGATATATTAATAAGCATAATAATCATGAAAAAAAAGCAATCATAAGTAAATTATACGGTGAATTGGGTCCAAAAGGTGAGGTATTTAAGAGCCTGCCGCACAAGGAAAAGAGCCGTGGTGGTAGAAAAAGCTGTCGTCGAAGTTGTTGTATCCGTCGAACCCATAGAAGCCGTCATTGCACGACATAAATAAATACATAAATATAAATATTTATTATAAATACTAACACACTTTATAATATATACATTATACAATACTCACAATTATAAAATGTCCATAGCAACAATGAAGCGCAAGGCTATGAAAGGCGGAAATCCACGACTGGACCCGGTGTCTGGTATTGACGCTAATGGGTTTTCTCTGAACGGCGGGTATCGCAACATCGGCGCCGTAGGCCAATTTAGAATGATTTCTAATGTCACGCGCACCCCCTTCCGTGGAACGCAACCCATGGGCCACGGTGGTTTCAACGGCGAGTATTACGATGTGCCCTCCAACTCCGGCGTCGCCATCACCAACGACGACTCTATCATTAAGCACTCGTCTAAAAACACGGCGGGCTTAATAGACGAAAAGTACAAGTGGACTAAGAGCCAGTACCCCCGCTATTGGGTCAAAGACGACGACAACTCGAATCGCCAAACCAAGACGCAAGGGCAACTCACGGAGGCCAAGGCATGGGAAGCCGGTGCGTGCAATTTTGAGAAGGCATCAAATTACGATCCGGACAACGTATGGCACTGCAATAACAAGTGTGTTTACTGGATTGGCGGTAAGAAGAAACTCATATTTTACCCGTATGCCAAATTCTTGAATGTGCAGTCGCAGGGCGCATATATTAAGGCCGGTGGTGTAGCCCGAAACAACTGTTTGCCCACGCCTGCCTGCATACAGCCATATCCCATGATGCTTTGCCACAATAAAAGTGGATGCAACATCAATCCCGTGACATGGCAGCAGGCGCAGGCGCAAGGTCTCTTGCCACCGGACTATCTGAACTGCCCTTAATCCCGTCAAATAATTGAATTAAAAAATAAAAATCATGTAAATGCATATACACACAAAAACAATTACATGATTATTGAACATCCAGAAAACTACAATCTCATTGGGTTTGAGCGCTCTAAAATCAGGGGCAAAAAATACGACGCCATCTTGCGCAACAAGAAGACCAGGGTTGTGCGTCGTGTGCCATTTGGCGCTGTCGGATACGAGCAGTACCGAGACGCTACGGGACAGGGACTTTACACGCGCGTCAATCACGGCGACCCGAAACGACGCCGCAACTATCGCACCCGCCACCACGGCGAAAATAAGCGCAAATTCAGTAGTGGCTACTTTAGCTGGAAGTATCTGTGGTAATCGGGGAAACTGCGTTTTGCCCCGACCCCCTCCTATCGTGGAATTTTGACACCCAGCACGTTCTGGATTTTGTTGATGTGTGCCGCATTGTACACACCACCACCACGTTCCACTTCATTGATGATCGCAACATCCATACTGCATTTCTGCGCCAGCTCTTTCTGCGTGAGCTTCTTTTCACACCGGGCCACCTTTATTGTATCCGACGTCACCTTGCTCACGTACTTCGTCTTTTTCACGTCATCATCGGATGACGCTTTGTACACCCCCACAGAAGACAACGATGAAGTTGATGTCGTCGTCACAGTGGTTGTTGCAACACTCTTCTTTTTGTTAAATGTAACAGGTGTCCAATCCTGGCAATCAGGAACCGCTGGACTATTTTCTTCAAATCTTGACATTGTGATCGAGAGATATTCGGGGTTAAATAACCACAATGATTAGTGTTTATGTTCTTTTCATAGAAAAAAATGTTTTTATTGGTTTTGGGTTTGTTAACAGTAATCTTAAACTTATCTTATTCCATCATCCTCTCACATTGTCATCATCATAATTGTTCACCACGTAATCATACACGTCACTCGTGTCATCGGTGCCGTACCCATCCGAATCCAAATAACAAGGCTCACGGGGAAGGTAAATCGTGGCGGCGGTGCCGTCACTGTAATACCCATCCGAATCCGAATATTCCGAATCCGAATAAAGAGGCCGACGAGGCAGAGGGGGTTCAGGCATGAAGCCTTGACATGCGACCTTCATCGCCCCGAACACGGCGTCATTGGGCAGAACTAGCATTTGTGGCACCATGTAAAATTTCGGGTTTGGAACCAAATGCAAGTGCAATTCAGGTGTCATCATTTCAGGACAGTGTCTTCCCATCATGTATGCCGAGTGTTCAATTCCCTGTTCGGCCATGTACATCAGCCGTTTGATGTGTGCTGCGTAGAAGTTACTCAGATACAACACGCATCGCACGTTGGGATCATTCATAATCCATTCAATGCGTGACACAAACCGATACAGATCCACCAAACTTGTGCAACGATCCATAGTTTGGTCATCCGTATTGGTGACCGCAGACATTTTCGCCGAACACACCTTGATAAATCCTGCTAAGAATTCCGAAATCCACATGTTATCAACCACGATTGGACGACGAACGTTCCAATCCAGCATAATTCGGGTGAATGCCTCGTCTAGCGACCGAATGACACGTGACTGATGCGATGCATTCGCAAGGGTGCTGCATTCGGCCAGAAATGCGTTACGGTTCTCGACATTATCAATCTGATTGAATAAAGTCAGCGCGTCATCGTCATTCAATGCATCGAATGGACTTTGGTCTCTTTTATACATTTTGATTCCGATGTTGAACACGCACTGAAACTCGGGGATGGACCATTTGACATGGATGCATCCGGCTTCATTGTTGGCGCGCCGAACGATGCACAACGCATTCCTGGACTGGTGCCATTGTTTTTGTTGCGTGGGGTCTCGGGTAAGTTGCCGGGCCAATGCACCCAGAATACCACCATGCATGAGGTTGCGAAGGCGACTGCTGGTGGTCAGGTGCTTGAGTTGGATGCGGTTGGGCGCAAATACGGGGGCAGTTGCATCGAATCCATTGTCTTGTAACTTTTTCAAAACCTGCAATTCCTGCTTGAGTGGAACGAGCATACTGCATGCGGATGCGCATGCAATCGCAATTCTCGCAGCATCAATCCGCTTGCATCCTTCATGCGGGGTCTTCACAGGGTCGATACTTTGCATGAAATCATCCACAGTTGACATGAGTCCAGAATCTCTGACGTTGAATCCTTTGTACGTAAGCATTGGGTGGGTATAGGAGCACTGATTAATATCACACTACATCTCAAATGCTTTCAATTTTTTATTTTCGGACTCGATTTTGCGATGACATTCCGAATCCACATCCACGCATTATTTGGATTTTTTCGTTTTATTGATTTTTGATTTTTTGTAAGTTGTGCATTTACATGCGCATTTTATTGCTAGAATAAATTCGTATTTTTAGGATATTGGTAATTATGTGAGCATATCTGAGGTGGCAATCTGATGTCCAAAAAAGTTCCGCAATTTACCTAGCAACGCACGTTTTTTCCCAAAAGTGTTTCGCCATACTCATTTTTGGACATTTATTTTTGTCCATTTTCTCAGAAATTTTTTGGGTCTTGTGCAAACTCATTTTAAAAATAACAAATTAAATTTATGTAATAGGTAGCGCAAATATGAGAGCATAATGGTAACAAAAAAAAATGAACGAAAAATGGTCATTTTTTGGATCCAAAAAAAGCTCAAAAAAAGGCACCAAATTGGGAGATCCTTGTAAAAAGTGTTATTAATAACAATGATAACAAAATGATAACAAATTTGGCAAATCCAACAAGAGATTTTTGAAACGGTCGTTTGTCGCACGACGAATGGTGTCGTGACACTGTACCAGACGTGCATCAAACTCCCTAGATGATAACAAAATGATAACAAATGATAACATTTTTGCCAAATTTGGCGACGAGATATTTTTCATTATTTTGTGAGCATATTGCATGTCATCTATTTGTGAATACGTACATATGCCGAAAATGCACATAATATTGCATGTCCCAAAAATGGTAAAACATTTATTCTTGAAATAAGAATCCCCGTTTTTGGGACTGTCGCATGAAGATTTTTGCAATTTTGGGACGTTTTTGGCGAAAATCCTCTGTTGCATGTCCCGAAAATGACAAAACCTGTTTCCAGAAAAAATGAATCCCGGTTTTTGGGACTACAAACATACCAAAATCAATTATGTTGCATGTCCTGAATTCGGCAAATCATTTATTCTGAAAACAAGAATGTCCCTTTTTAGGACTACGCACATAATAATGTTAATTTGTTGCATGTCCTGATTTGGGCAAACCATTTATTCCGAAAACAAGAATGTTCATTTTTTGGACTGTCATAAATGATAACCAATGATAACAGTATGATAACATATTTGGCAAATTGCATAATTGTGGTATGGATGTTTATAAAATATCACGATACATGATGACCACGCATTGCAGTGGGGGGATGGATGCGTGTCTAGATGATAACATGAATGATAACATTTTGACAAATTTGACAAATTGATATTTTTAGCAGATTTGAATTTAAATATAATATGTTGCATTGTATATTGTGGGTTCATTCTCAATTCTAATGGAGTTATATTGCCCCGCATGCAATGTGGCATGCGCCCATGCAAGTGAATACAATCGGCACATCAACACTGCAAAACACAAAAACAAAATTTCTGGACAAGGACAAGAACAATCCATTGCCATAAATAATATCATTTATGGATGCGACGTGTGCGGAAAAACGTATAAATTCCGGTCGGGTCTAAGCATTCATAAAAAAGTGCACTCACAAGTGCAACAATCGCACCCGAAACAGGAATACACGAGTGCAGACAAGCAATTTTCGGAGTTGATTGAAGTGGTCAAAGATTTGATGGCACACAACAAAGACGTCGTATCTCAAAACAAGGACATGATCAATCAGAACAAAATACTGGTGGACGCCATTCAGACGAAGATGGCGAATGACAGCACGCTAGCGCTCACTATGGCGGGATCGGGTGCCGGGATCGGCAATCGCATTACCAACAACACGAACAACATTACCAACAACACGCAGTTTAATTTGCAGGTGTTTTTGAACACGGACTGCAAAGACGCAATTAAGTTGAGCGATTTTGTCAAAACCCTGAAAATCACGTTGCAGGATTTGGAATTCACGAAGACCAACGGCATTGTGGAGGGCGTGAGTTCCATTATTGTGAATAACCTGAAGGGCATGGACGTGCACAAGCGCCCCATTCATTGCACGGACCTGAAGCGCGAAACCATGTACGTTAAGAACGACGAATGGATCAAGGACGACATGCACGAACACATCAACAAGTTCATTTACCTGACGTCGTGCTACCAGACCCGCGTCATTCAGGATTGGATGAATGCGCACCCCGGATGGGAAACTAAGGAGCGCATGCACACCGAATACCACACCATTTGCAAGGAGCTATATAAGAAGATTGAACATGACGAGCGCGCAAACAAGAAAATAATCAAAGCGTTTCTTAAGGAGGTGCATTTGGCCAAGAACGGGTCTGAAATGGTGTAAATATGATTGGATTTATCATATTTGCAATTATCGCGACCGCAATGCTGTTCATTATTATACTTATACTCATACAAATATAAAAATATTAAACACATATTATAATTATATACGTAATTAAATGTATGAATCCGGAACCCGCATACTTGACAAGTACACGTTATGCGAGTGCATTGGGTCCGGCGCATTTGGCGAGGTGTGGAATGCTGATAGCGTGAGCACGGGTGAATCGGTCGCCGTTAAAATGGAGCGCATCCATGGCAATCCGGCACCAACCCTGCAATATGAATCCCGGGTGCTTCAAGTGTTACATGGATTACCCGGCATTCCCAAACTCCGGTATTTCGGTCGCAAGGACGATATGGACGGGATTTTCATGGTGACCGATTTGTTGGGACCTTCCCTGGAAACGTTGGCAACCTCGCAACGATTGGACTTGAATGCACGTGACTTACATAATTCGATACAACACCACGAAACATTCATTTCTCAAATCGGGCGCCAAATGTTGCAACGACTAAAATCGGTGCATTTGCGTGGTATGTTGCACCGAGATGTGAAACCCGAGAATTTCTTGTTTGCACGCACCCCTGTGTTGGACCTAACTAAAATATCGTATAGACAACAACCACAAAGCCAAAGCCAGATACCACTGTTGTATCTCATTGATTACGGAATGGCCAAGCGCATTACCCCATCCCCCGAACCTAAAGAGGAAAGGGTACGGGAATCGGGGGTATCGTTGATTGGTAGCGCACGATATGCCAGCGTTTTTGCGCATTGCGGGGAACCGTTGGGGCGCAGGGATGACCTGATATCCATGATGTATTCGCTAATTTACGTGGCATTCGGTGGCGCTCTACCTTGGCAGAGCTATACGGAGAGAGAAATTTATTATATAAAGGACAACATGACGCCGATCGAGATTTGTGCGGGATTGTCTCCACGTCATGCAAATGGATGGAGTGCGATTTTGGAACAACTCTACAGTATGCAAGTGCACGATGTTCCAGAATATGCCACGATTGAGTCGTTGTTATAATACCAAAAAAACCACAATAAATATATAATAAAGATTGTATTATTATATATTTAACCTATATACATATTTGCCATATTCAATGCCTAATTTTGATGATTTAAAATTACTTGCGGTATACTCCCTGTTCGGTGTTCGTACCATTAATAATGCGAATTTAGAGATTGCGGCACGGGCCCCGTTGGCATTGTCTACCAAATCCCGGTTTGGCGTGTTTGTCACCCTGTATCGCAGTGATGGCGGATTATTGTTAGATGACATGGACGCGCATCAAATTCACGGATGCCTGGGGTATTGGAACCCAAAGTATCATTCGATGCATCCGGTAGAGTTAGTCGCAAAAATACAGCAGTTGGCACAGGATGTTCGAACAAAGGATGACCGCCGTAAGAATTTTTCAATGGATGTCGATCAGGATGCGTCAGTCACCATTGAAATCAACCTTATGAATTCACCATTGCATGAAATCGATGTAAACTCTCAAAATCAGTTTAACAATAAAAAGCACGGACTGTTGGTGGATTCCGGAAATGGAAAGCGCGCAACGTATTTGCCAGGGGTGTATCCGAATGCGAGTTGGACTTATATCTCCCAAAGTCTGCGACAAAAAGCAGGAATTGACCGCACTACTTCCGTGAGGTTTTATGCATATGACACCACGGTGATTTCGTTTCAGGTGTATGATGTACTTTTTTCGGCGATGTCATTATCGTATTTACGCACCGATGTTGCTTTCTTTTATCTGAAAAATTATAACGATTTCGTGCCGTACACATACAATACCACAACACACGCCGTTAGCGTGGATACAAAAGAGGCGGTTCGTAATATTGCGTGTATTACCGACGTTATCGGGTTTGCACAGGATTACAAGGTTGCCTTCCAAGGCAAACCTATTCTCTCCAATTTGGAACAATATTATCAGAAATGGTTGAAAAGTCCGGATGAGTATCAACAGGCCTCCATATTCTTGGTTCGGGCTTATCACCTGCTGGGGGTGCATCGGTCGCGAATTCAGATGATGTGCGGGACGCTGTATTATGCATTGGCACGCAATGTAGTTGAACAACCACAATTTGAGATGGGTGAAGCAGTGTCTGTGCTGGCCCAGTTGTCGGCGCCTCGCATTAAAGTGTTGAAACGTATTCTAAAGTTAATGCGGGAACGGGCGGACTACATGTTGGATGCGAAGACCACCCCACTGGACAATGTATTTGAGTTAAACTGGCAGAGCCAAAGTGTATATCAGTTATTTAAAATGGAAATACATACATCCCGCGCATCTAGGACATCGAATGCACATATTAATGAATTCGAAAAATACGTAAACCATGCGACATTGCTGTTTCATATCTTAATAAAAACGGCGCAACGTACCATTACACAGGTGAGTTCACTTGAAACCAATTATTTAGCGGTCATGTACGAATGCCTCTCAAATCTGGAGGCGGTTATGGTTTTATCGGAAAAACAACTGTCGCATGGTTCAAACCGTACACGGAAATATGACTTGCAGATGGTACACGACGAAATTCGGAACCAGCGACTGTACTATTTTTCTGCGCTTGTAAAAATGCGACGGGGGGAATATGGACTGTATTATTTTAAGGATGGCAACCATGCCAGGTTGGATATAACGGGACATGTCATATCATCCCCATTATGAACTATAATTATGAACCTATGCCATGCCTACAAACCGAAAAATGTAAATGTTAGTACAAAAACGAATTTAAAGACATTGTGCCTTGTCTTATCATAACGGAAACAACAATGAGTGCAACCGACAACAACGACAGCCATGCCAAACTTACTGGCCGTGTGAAATGGTTCAACAACAAGACCGGATTTGGGTTTATCACTGCACTTACTGACAGTGAGGGGGTTAAGGAAGGTAGCGACGTATTTGTGCATCATTCGGCGGTGAAGGTGTCGCAGGAGCAGTATCGGTATTTGGTGCAAGGCGAGTATGTGGAGTTTGTGCTGTCTAAACTGAAGGCATCGGGCGAAGACGCATCATCCAAGCACGAGTTTCAGGCGGTGGATGTGAGCGGGGTCAAAGGAGGCAAGCTCATTTGCGAGACGCGCTGGGAAAGCCGGTCATCGGGTGCTGGGGCTGTTACGGGTGCGGGTGCTGGGGCTGTTACGGGTGCAACAAGGTTCAAGCGTTCTGATGAGACGAATTCATGGACCACTGTGGGTGGTTCCCGTAAGTCATCGTCGTCGTTTGTGCCCCGTCAGGGGGCGAGCGAGTGGCGTCGTGGAGAGAGTAGCGGTCGTGGAAGAGGTCGAGGTGGCAGAGGTGGTTCAGGTGCTGGTGCTGGTGTAGAATAAACTGATTCAGTTTCATTACATCGTTAAAATAAATAAAAATATAAATAAGGGACTTTGGTCTAGGGGTATGATGCTTGCTTTGGGTGCAAGAGGTCGGGAGTTCGATTCTCCCAAGTCCCCGGATTTTAAATTGAATTAGTATTCATGATATTCAATACTAATTCAATACTCGTTATTATAACTGAGAGAGGATCCAATCATAGGCACTTCCCCAAAGAATGTTAGTGATTGGGTTGGATTCGATGAATGGTGTGTTGCATTTAACACGTTGTTAATGTAATATTGAACGAGTTTGATGTATTTTACATCCTCTTTCAATTCATCCGATGCAACTACCTGTATTAAACATACGCACGGAATACGCACTTGATTGGACAGCATGATAATAAGAAACATATCTTCATTTATTACATGGGTGTCCGTATTGTTGTCATTGGTGTCGGTGTGATAGGTTTCATGCAAGATGTCTTTTGATATTATGGAAATTGGGCGATGCGTAAACACGTTGGTTTGAACCAAGGTTTGTTCAGCACGTATCTCGTCGGACGGCAATTCATGCCATTTATAATTGTGAACTCGACATGAATTGAATTGCATTATGCTGTTGTGTTTATACGAGGATCCGCATCCTAGATGCACAATGCCGCCGGTTATGTTGTACTTACGAATTAAGTCTGCGACGTGAGTAATAAATTGATGGACTTTATAATTTTGCAACGGGGCATGTTTCAGAAACAGATAGTACGTGGAATTGGTGGTGCGATACATTAATTCGTGCTGATTATAATGCAACTTTTCAAAGGTGGTGTATGTGCATTTGTGTTTTAATTGATAAATAATGTGAAAATCCCACACAATGCAGAGCAAGTTCGGGATGGTTCTGGAAATACACACGTTCGGCTGCTCAGGAGTGATTGCGAATTCTTTGGTGTATGCAAACAAATCCAGCAGGCGCATATGTTTACTAATGGGTTCAATGCGGTGCGTGAACGGGTTGTTTATCCATCGGTAGCATTCAGAATCAATTCGGGTTGGTGGCAAAAATACGAGCTGTTTCGGGCCAGTGAGCAAATCAATCGGGAACTTTATATTGTTTATTTTTAGGCCCACGTAACATGGAATATGGATGCCAGTGTCATTGTAAAAATAGTAATGGTATCCGTGCGGGGTTTTGGCGCTGACGGTGGTTTTTGGCAGATAGTGCTGAATGGGCTTGTCTTCCATGCCGGTAACGCCGGTGAGAACCAGCGGTTCATTGGAATCAATGTCAAACACTATCACATTGTTCAAAAATGCGGCCAGTGTATTTTTTTCTGTGAATGTGTCGAGGGAATCCGAATTCATTGTTTCACGGTGGGGTTGGTTCATTACCATTTTCTTATTGTTAATGTAGCCGTCAATTTCCATATTAATGATGTTCCAATTCATTTCTGGATTCAACTTTTGAATATCGCCATTATTCAATTTGTCGAATGCTTGTTTTAACACTGTTTTATAGAAATATTCGCTGGAGACGTAAGTGTATGCAAGTATTACAATAATTATTGCAATTATGAAAATATAGAGTGCATCAATTTTCATGTGCATGTGTATTAAAGCATATATTTTATATAAAGAATAAAAATGTCCAGATGTCAATTCAAAAAATAATGAGAATAAAAAAAATTGAAAGTGATTTTATTTTCAGTTTTGTGGGTCAGCGTTTCTTTCAAAGACAACAATTATTATACCATGGCTCAGACTCAGACTCAACAATCCCAAGACATTCTTCAGCAATTTGATGCGTTGTTAAAGAATCATTCAATTATCGTATCCGACCGTGAAAATCTTACAAAGCTCTTTGAGTGTATCGTGGATTTGTGCACGCAGATGCCCAAGACAAAGCTCAAGGCTGCCCTCAAGACTGCGACCCAGGAACCCAAATCCAAGGCTCAGCCCAAATCCAAGGCTCAGCCCAAATCCAAAGCTCAACCTGAAGAACTCGTCGGTCCCGTCGGCGCCGGTGATGCTCCGATGATTTCAGATCTTGCGGAAGTCAAATCTGCCCGTGGACGTGGTCGTCCCCGTAAAGAAATCGAACCAACCATCTTACCAACTTCCGTGGCAAATGCGAATCCCAATGCCGAAACGGCTGAAAAGAAGAGACGTGGTCGTCCTAAAAAAGACAAATCAGTGACGATTTCGTCCAATGATGACGAAGATGCGTTGATTGAAAAGATGATGGCGGATGTTGCATCCATGAAGAAAGATGAAGTGCCTTCATCTGCCCTTGTTGCCCCTGCCCCTGTTTCCGATGAAGAGACCGAAGATGAAGCGTCGATTGAATCATTGTCGCCGGTGATGCACGCAACGGTACCTTCATCTGAGAACTTGGAGGTCGAAGTTGAAGTTCCTGCTCCTCTAACCAAAGCAACCAAGGCCAATGCAGTCAAGGAACCCAAGGCACCCAAGGCCAAGGCAGTCAAGGAACCCAAGGCCAAGGCAGTCAAGGAACCCAAGGCACCCAAGGCCAAGGCAGTCAAGGAACCCAAGGCCAAGGCAGTCAAAGAACCCAAGGCCAAGGCAGTCAAGGAATCGACCAAGGCAGTCAAGGAATCGATTGTCGATGCACCCGTTGTACATGCACTCATGTCATCAGAACTGGCCTCAGAGAACGAGGATATCGACGGCAAAATTTGCTTGCTTAGCGGGTTTCCTAGATCCTCGTTCACATACAATGGAAAGACGTACTTGCGCACTGAAACCGACAATGTCTACGACCACCTCACCTACGAGATGGTTGGTGTTTGGGATCATGCAAATCATGAAATCATCTCAACATTTGATGTCGATTGTGTTGAAGAACTTTGGTTGTCCGATGAAGAGTAAATAATGACTGAATGGTAATGTGAGTGTGTAATGTGAATGGTGTAACAAAAAAACAAAAAAACAAAAAAACAAAAAAACAAAATAAACCAAACTAAAAAAACATTTTTTTTATGAAAGAATTATACAATAAAAATATGTATGTTCATTATAATTATAACTATGATACCTGAAATAACTCCACTCACGACAGAAGAAGGATTAATCCGATTTATATGCAATGCATTGCATATTGAATCGCATGAATTAAAGGATGGTTTAATCATTCCACGAGATATATTGTTGTCCAAAGAAAAATATGAGAAATTGAAACCACACATACTGGAATTGAAAAAAATATTTAGTAGCAAATGTATGACGAGTATGCATGCATGTGCCGAATACAATCAAAAATGGCCATGCCTTAATCTTGTGCGACAAGTATTAAAACGCATGAATTATGATATTGAGCCGGAACGAAAGTGCGCCGGACGAGATGAAACTGGTAAGAAACTGTTTGAACGATATTTCCGACTACATAAACGAGAGAAACTACCAGAAAAAGAAGGATCCGATGTGGTCCTCAGTTAGAATTGTCATCTTAAGCAATCCCCGTGGACCTTTATCACCGGTCGGACCCAGATATTCCTTGAGGACCTTGGGTTGCATACATTCTACTTATAGTGCGTTGTGACGCATTCATTGTTTTAATTCGTGGGTCTTTTCTGATTATTTATTCTAAATTCTATAAACAATAAAAATATATAAATTTTGTAAGTTTATTGTTATTGAACACTTGATATTGCGTTTGTTTTTTTCTTTATGATTTTTCTCGGTACATCACATTCATGATTGAGTGTCAATGCATGTGCGACAACACTTGCCGATTCTATTGTTTCAATCGCATGTGTGTCGGGTTTTGAAACAACTATTTTTTTTCGAATTGGCTTCATCTTAATTAATGGGTCTGGTTCCCTTGTTTCCCTTGATTCGACGATGACATGCATTGCCGGGACTTCCGATGCGATGGGTTCTGATTGGTCTTCATTTTTTGTCTTCTTCGATTTGGATGCGATCGGGGTTTTTTTTTGAATGGGTGCTTTGATTGCTGGCACTTCAACTGCTGGCACTTCGATTGTTGGAACCGACTTTTTGGTTTTCATCTTTTTTGCAATGAGCTTTGGGGGTTGATCGAGCGCTTCGACAGCGGGCGATTCGACAACGGGCGCTTCCGCTAAATATCCAAGCGAATCTGTGTCAAGAACTGGATCCACTTTCATGTTTTTGAACTCCTCCGATTCTTGGATGGTTTTCAAAATATCATCTTCGGGTATGCCGTATTTGGACGAGAATACTCTCACAATGCAGATGTGGAAATCAGCCACATGTTTGAAAAGCACATGGAGCGATGCTGCATATGCATCACGGCCGGTAGTTATAGTGGCCGGAATATACGGAATCGGTTGTCCGTTCTTCAAAATATATACGGGTTCTTGACTGGACATTGGATATAGAGATGATACTTTGTTTGAAAATATAAAATCAATTTTATTTTATATTCTACTTATTTTTTGATTAATGCGGAACCATTAATTTTGTAGTGGGACTGCCAGTCGTACGTTTAAAAAAATGGTTATAATTCGTGATGACGTAATCCACCGTTTTATCTTTCGCCTTGGGATACAATATGGTTTTGTATACATTTTTAATACCTGGTTGTGACATTGGATGAGCAGAAAGAATCGCAACTACATGGGGATCCGCATCAAATGCGATCAATTGAGAACGAATCGAGCCGGCATTGGAGTTCATGGCAACAATTTCATATGGTCTAGAACCTTTATATATCACAACCACCGAGATAAAAGATGATAAATCATTCCATAAGTGTTCAAGTGGTTTATTCTTGCCCCAGCATCTTGAATCGACGATGATTTTACGAGATTTTTTTATGTTCTTGTTCTTATTTCGCTTATTTCGTTTATATCTCTTACGAGTACGCCGAGGCACACCTTGGGAATTCATTTATATAAACATACTATATTTTATTATTTGTATAAGGAATTTAAACATTAGAAGTCATGTACATGTATCACGCTCATCATGACGACGCAACCAGATCCTGCTCTAAATTTGAAACAATTGGAACAAGAAGGCGAGAGAAAAGTAGCAGAATTAATCAATGAACGCGCTGTGACCGAAGATGCGCTGATGGGCATCATAAATGAAGGCAACGATGCGTTCAAAAGCGCGTATGGACGAAATATGACGTACGCCGAAATGCGATCAATATATGGATGAACATGTGCGCAAATTGTGAAAAACTACGTAAAAATGTGTAAAATCACATTAAATGCAATCTGATTAAATTGCATTTAGAAGGAAAGAAAATGATAATATTTTCGAATAAAAAAGTGTTAGTGTGTTAGTAGTGTTAGTGTTGTTAGTAGTGTTAGAGTGTGTTAGTAGTGTTTACTTACGGAAGTTGAAGAGAGGGACGTGTCGAGTATCGACATAAGATTGAGTAGATGGGGTAAGAATGTTGATGAGCTTGAAGTGGAGGGCGTCGAAGAAGTATATTTTAGAAGGGGCGGAGTGAAAGTCGGCGTGAATGATGGAAAGTTCGGTGTTTGCATACGATTTGAGGTTGAAGAGTTCGTTGACGAAATCATGTGCAACAGGTTGAATGGTATCAGCGGAGTTGCAATCATCCGGAGAGTAATTCGTAATGAAATGCTGAAATCTGAAAGCGATATCGGTAGTGGCTTGAATGACGGCCTGAACGATTTGTGATATTTGTTCAAATTTGAGTGTATTGATGTGGTTGCGAAAGATGGTTTGCTTGAAGCGCAATAGAGGCATGGCATTGGAAACGAAGGCTTTGCGTGCATTCAAATTAACATTGATGCGATCAACCGTGAAGCGTGGCAAATCATGAAAGCGTAAATGAGGAATGGAATTGAGCATGATGGAAATTGCGCCAAAGTCTTTGGCGATGTCATCGTTCCAAAGTTTGCGCCACATGAGTGACAGTTGTATGCGACCCATGACTCGATACAATTGAACAAGGAATCCGGCATCGATTTCCCGTCCACACAAGACTTCGCCTGGTTCACGTGGCATTCCGCCAGTGTGATTATCGCGCATCCACTGCAAGTAGTGAGGATTGTGTCCCCGACTTTCAAATTTGCCAGTGTTCCAAGACCAAAGGCGTTTGCATTGTGTGCAAAACATTTGATCACATCCTTCGGTCTTGTGAACGAGAACCTTGCAATTTGGGCAAGGTTTTGTATCAGTCTTAAGAAGTGCGACAGAAGCAACGGTATCAGGATTGCACGTATGATCAGGATCATCACGTGCAGCCTTGGGTTCCCTGCAATCGGAGCAGGTGTATCTGTCACAAGTTGCGCATTTCCAAGCGGAAGAAAGGAGGCCATTGCAATCGGAATGTGTGCACGGATGAATGAATTGATCACCAGCATCATTGTGAGCAGTGGAAGGGTCGTGCCGCATGAGTTGTCGTTTTGTTTGAATGAGATCATTCCTATGGGCGATGAGGGCTTTGATTTGGGCGTGCGTGTCGCTGATTTGTGTATCGATATTTTTGACAAGTTTGTCGTGAGCCACAGCTGTCTGCGCAGCAGGAAGCATGGCTTGTTCTTGAGCGAAAAGGATGTGTTGTTGGTGGAGAGCGAAGTCGCCGTGTAGAAAGGCTTTGGTAAGACCGATGTGTTGAAGTTGCGAATGGGTGAATTGAGTGTTGCAGAACAGGCACTTGGGAACGGAAACGTCGTCGCCACAGAGGAATATTTGATAGCATGTTCTGCATGCTGTTTTTGCACATGAATCAAATGTGCATGAGATGGGTTTGTGATTGGAAGCATTGAAGGGTTCAAAGCAGATGGAACAGGGTGCATGTTCATGTGGATATGCTTGTTGATGTTTAGAAGAGGAATGCGCAGGCGAAGAAACCTTTGCCCCCCTCCTCTTATTGAGTTGTGTGAGTTGAGTCAGGTGAGTCGACATCTTGAATCTTGAACTTCTATAAAGAAGAGGTGAAAGGAGAATTGAAAAAGGTAAATGAAATCAATTTTTTCTAAAAGTAATATAAAACGACATATAGATGTTGTTTGCATGTAGTGTCCCCATGTAGTGTTTGCATGTAGTCCCCATGTAGTGTCCCCATGTAGTGTCCCCATGTAGTGTCCCCATGTCACATTTGTATGTATCTATTCTTCAATTAATGAGTCATTGCTCATAATGCGAGCCATTCCTCATAATGCGAGCCATTTCTCATAATGCGAGCCATTCCTCATAATGCGAGCCATTTCTCAATAATTATAAATGTTGTAATTATTGTGATTATTATTTAGAGAGAATGTGGATGGTCCCGTGACTAATGCAGAACATGATGGGTGCATGATGGGTGCATGATGGGATGGTCCCGTGACTAATGCAGAACATGATGGGTGCATGATGGGTGCATGATGGGATGGTCCCGTGACTGATGGGGTGCCAGCGCCGGCCAGAGGCAGGCCAGAATGCATACAAATGATTCCTCAATACATGAGCCATTTCTCATAATGCGAGCCATTTCTCAATAATTATAAATGTTGTAATTATTGTGATTATTATTTTGAATTTCTCTCGAATGTGATGTTGTAAGAATCAAAAAGGAGAGAATGGGTGCATGATGGGTGCATGATGGGTGTATGATGGGTGCATGATGGGTGCAAGATGGGGTGCATCAAGGCTTGCATGATGGGTGCAAGATGGGGTGCATCAAGGCTTGCATGATGGGTGCAAGATGGGGTGCATCAAGGCTTGCATGATGGGTGCAAGATGGGGTGCATCAAGGCTTGCATGATGGCGTGCAAGATGGCGGGCATCAAGGCTTGCATGATGGCGTGCAAGATGGCGGGCATGATGGGATGGTCCCGTGACTGATGCGGGATGTCAATCCGGCGATAAACGTGTATGCTATTATGAATTTCTCTCATATGTAAGAATAACAAATGGTATAATACATTATTAAGGAAACATTTTGAAAATTAAAAAAAAAATATACGAAAATTATATAACCATAAATAAATAAATACATAATGTCATTCTTAGGATTCGGTAGAAAAAACAATGGCTTTCAAGAGCTAGGAGACTCAAGCGCAAACAGGGGTCAACCGAGGATGAGTGTTGTTGCGGCGGATAGCATGGATGCGGAAGAGGCCGCAAGGAAAGCTAAAATGAATACGTTAGAGGCCGCAAGGCAAGCTGAGGCGGACCGTCAAAAACAACTAACGCTCGAGGGAAGGGCACAACTGGATAGTCAGCGTGCATACGCTGCTCAACAGGATCATGATTTTAACGCCCAAATGGCAAAGGATAATGCTGCCAAAGCGGCTGCGGCGCCCAAATCCAATTTGGTTGAGGGTAACTTACTGGGCTTGGGTGGTAGATCGCGCCGAAGGAGAGCGCATAGGGCCAGGAGATCCAGGAAGGCAATGAGGGCAGGTATAAGGAGGACAATGAGTGCAAGCAGAATATACGAGGGCCTCGAGGACCCCGAGGGGAGGGCAGGTATAAGGAGGGCAATGAGTGCAAGTATGTCTAATCAAGTTCCAGTCAAATACTACCAGGCCCCCGAGGGGGCGGCAGATGAGATTCTTCGCAGTCTCGGACTACCAACAGAGACCGAGCCTGGATACGAGCCAACGCCTCGTGATTACTCCTGGCAGAACGAAGGTCTGTTGCGCTTAGACCATACAACGGGTGGTAGATCGCGCCGAAGGAGGGCCAGGAGGGCTGCAAGAAGGGCTGCAAGAAGGGCAAGCAGGCGTTAAATCACGAGCAAATTTATCAATAATTATAATGTAATTATTATGATTATTATCAACAATTTCTCTCGTTCGATGTATTGTAAGAATGAAAAAAATGGGGGGGGGATGGATTGTGTTCCGGTTTAGGAGTTACTTCATGCGGAGTCGTCCGCCATTGGATGCAATGCCGAACTCAATAAGATCAAAATCATCATCATCATCCATCCAATCACTGAATTGCGCTTGGGGTTGCGCTTGGGTTTGCGTTTGGGTTTGCGCTTGGGTTTGCGTTTGGGTTTGCGATTGCGTCGTATTCGTGGCCGGCTGGTTGGTATCCATGTTGCAGTTGTATTTGCTTGAGTTCGTGGTTAGCATTTGAATCAATTTTTTAAACAATTGGCTTAAAAAAAGGAACCAATATGGTTCTTCTACCTGCAATATTTACATTTACATTTATTTTGTGAATTTCTCTCATTTACGAAAGTAGAAGAACTAAATAGTTTGAAACATGATCATTTTTTTGTTCGATTTGTGCGACATGCCTTGAATATCGGTTTGTCCGTTCGCACAAAAAACAACGCTCGTTTATCCCCACCCATGTCAAACCGCATGTCAAAATCGTGCCTCTTCGCTTTTATGTACTTGCTCTTCACCTTCCGCTTCAACGTCCGGCAACTCGTCACCCCATTTCGTCGTCGGTCCGCATACTCCGCTAAATACTTGTAATCCTTCCCAACCTCCACATCCTTGGACGTCAACCACCCATCCGATTTGTCTCCAGTTAGAAAACTAAATATACCCATTGAATATGCATTATTATTATATTAATTTTGAATTGTTTTATCATTTTCTCTCATTTGATGTGTTTGAAGAATCAAATAAGTTGAAACATTGTGTTATGTGCATTGGAAGAGAGAAAATGCATACAGCCATTCCTCATAACATCACTCATTCCTCATAACATCACTCATTTCTCAATAAATATATATAAGGGTTTTCAGGGTTTTCAAGGGTTTCGGATTTTCCCGCCATTTTTTGGCAGGGTTTAGGGTTTATAGTGCCTTTAGGGTTTAGGGTTTAGGGTTTAGGGTTTAGGGTTTAGGGTTTAGGGTTTAGGGTTTAGGGTTTGCCAATTCCACAAAAGGTGAACCCCGAACTGCAGTATTCCCAAAAAAAATTGAATTGGATTCAAAAAGCATTTGAAACCAATCAGAGAACAACGAACAACGAACATGAGCACGTCAATGAAGAAGTCAAGCAGAACCACCTACCGCCCCGACCGGCACCCGAAGTACACGGCCGCGCAGAATGCAGCCATTTCTGCCAATTCAACAATCCAAGGCCTCCAAATTTCCATAGAAGTGATGCCAGTCTTGACACTGGACCAGCTGCGTGCCCAGTACGAAGAGGCGCTCAGACAGCCGCTGCCCCTGCATGCAAACAGCGACGAGGGTCGAGACCAGACGGCGTGGAAGTACGCGCTGAGCACGGAGATCAGCCGCTGCACGCCCAAACCCATGTGGATGAAGAGAAAGCTGGAGCACCCGTCATGCCCGACGCAGCACGCCAAAATTGACCAAACACCGGAACAAATGAAACAGCTGGATGGCATCCTGACCTCCGAGACGCTGCGCCGCACGTTCATTTCCATCCAGGCGCTGATGAAGCAGGTTCAGCTGGACATTGGCGACTACCTCAAGCGCATCTGAAGGTCTTAACTTCTGAAAAGTAACTATGTGCTTCATTTACTAACACTTTTTTCATAAAAAAAAAGTGTTTTCAACCTGTGTTTTCATTTTTTCATTTTCATTGAATGACGATGCCACGAAGCGCCCAACGCCACAAGCGCTGCTTTCCAGCGTCTCCGGTTTCTTCATTCATTTTTTGAACAGTGACGTACGCCTGCGCTTCCAAGTCGTAGTGTGAGTCGTGGTGGTGTCCTTCTTCGTTGTCCTGTATTGTAATTACGGTGGCGTCGGAATAGATCATAGCAATCTTGGGTTGAAAGCATTTAAGAAATGGGGCTCACATGCATTCAATTTTTTCATTTATTTAGGTAATTCGTGAATCACATTTTGTTGCGTTTTGTTTTTGTATGCCCCAAAAAAAATCTCTCGCTACATCATAACATATCCAATCCATATATTACTCATAGAATAATGCCGTACGTGTTGCGAAAGCAGGGCACGCGAGGCTACAAGGTGTGCAAGAAGGGGACGCGCAAGTGCTTCTCCAAGCGCGCCCTGACGAAGCGCATGGCCATTCGGCAAATGCGGGCGCTATATTTGAACGAATCCAGATATAAAAAGGGCGGCTCACATCGGCAGCAGCAGGGCGGCTCACATCGGCAGCAGCAGGGCGGCTCACAGCAGGGCGGCTCACAGCAGGGCGGCTGAGGCGGGGCCCCCATGCCTTTGGGGGGATTATAATAGATAAATAATTGATTAGAAAACCCCTCTATGCGGATCAGAACCCCTTCTGATTGTAATGACGGTGCGTTCACAAACCCCAGAGAACGCAATCCCGATAAACGTATAGATGTGAATTCAAAAATCAATGAAACTAAAAAAAATTGATTCCATTTTTTTTAATGCTTTTGTATAAGCAGCGTTTCTAATCAACACGATACAAACATGTTCAACCTGCAAGAGCAACAGCAATACGAAGACCGTTACGGCAATGAAATCAAGCGCCAGCGCCTGGACGATGACGGCAACCATTTGAAGGTGTGGCGTATATGTGAATACAAATACGTACTCCAAGTCCCGGAACAAGAACAAGACGAAGACGAAGTTCCCCAAGTTCCCCAAGTTCCTCAAGTCCCTCAAGTCCCCCCCCAAGAACAACAACAACAAAACGAAGTACCGATGCACGTGATCGGTCGCACGGTCGTCATCTACACTGCTCAAGACACTACGGTCCGTGGCATAATCCAGCACCTGTTTGACCTGAACGGGGAGCGCGCCATCCAGATCCAGACCAATGAAGGCGAGAACCTGATTTTCACCAGTTCGCAAATGTACGGAGTGGAATTATTGCTGAATCCAACCGAGGAAGCACTGTCTCCCATTCAAAGGCCTCCCATTCAAAGGGACGAAGTTATTCTGATTGATGACGAAGTTATTCTGATTGATGACGACGATGCCTCCACTGAACAAGACCAAGACCAAGAACAAGACCAGGACGATTTTCCCGACGTGGAGTTCATGCCAGCCCGTCGCGAAGAAGAAGAGCAAGAGCAAGAGCAACAAACCGACTGCGCCAACTGCGCCATCTGCCTTGACATCACCGACGCAGCTCGCAACTTCGTGAGCCTGGACTGCGGTCACCAGTTCCACTTCGCATGCATCATGGGAAACATGGCGAACGGCGGACAAAACCGCAACCAGTGCCCCATGTGCCGCAGTACCGTGGTTCAGCACTACAATGTCCACAACGAATCAAACATGGAGGATGCTGAAGAGGTGGTTGTCCGCCTCGCCCATAGCAACCAGCTCCTGCAGGATGAGCTGGATCTGAACCGACATCGTCGTGCAGACCTGACCGAAGAGTACGTGCGCGTTATGACCATGAACCTGCAAATCAATGCGCGCCATCACGAAGAACGCGAGGCCCGGGATGCATTGGAACGCCGAGCCGAAATCTGCGTTCTGAACGAGCGCATCGCCCAAGTTGTTCAGAATGCGGCAAACAACGACATCCGCCAGAACTACGAACATGGCGCACGCGTGCACATGGAGCGCCAAATCCGGGACCTGTGCATGAGCTTCGGCATGATGGCCTACGACGCGCAGTACGACCAGCAAGAGCAAGACCAGCAGGACCAGGACCAAAGCCAAGTAGAGTATATGGAAGTGGATTGAACAAACCAAACAAACCAAACAAACCAAACAAACCAAACCAAACCAAACCAAACCAAAACAAACCAAAACAAACCAAAACAAACCAAAACAAACCAAAACAAACCAAAACAAAACAAAACAAACCAAACCAAACCAAACCAAACCAAACCAAACAAAACCAAAAAAAAATATTTTTTATTTGAATATTTTTTTTGAATATCAATTATATCAATTATTACGCAATTTTAGATTTTTTTCTACTTCGAGCACCGCCATTACTCTTCTTACTCAATGATGAAAAACGTTTATTGCGTTCACTTATAGTTTCACCGGCGGATGCAGCAGCTGTTGCTACTTTTTCACGTCGGAACTGTTCTCTACTTTCAATAACCCCTCGTGGTGTTCCTGGTCCTGCCAGTTTAGTTTCTGCTCTACATAAAGGACATTTCCCTTTCCATGATCCCATGCATTTTTTATGAAATTTATGCCCGCACTCTAAATATACTTCTCGAGCGTCTTCTGGTCCAGATCTTAAAGCCGACTGCATTAATGGGTCATTCATTGAGTCGAGACATATACTGCACTTTCCTTGTCGATTTTCTAACATTAACTCGCCCGCAAATTTATCTGTTTTCGTTTCAGAACTCAGCAAGTCATCCGGGTTACAACCGTAAACAGTTGTAACCCCGGAACCGCATACTGCCGAAAAATGCTGATTGAATCCGACGGACCTAACCTGATGTACCTGTAAAGATTCGATCGAACCGCGATCTGCAATACCCATGTTCCATAACTGGACGGTGCCGTCGTGCGATCCACTTGCAAATAACGGCAGGGATGGATGAACGGCGACGCACACTATCGCAGCTCCAGCATTCCATTCATTTCCATTTCCACGTACGCTTCTTACCGTTTCCACTCTTGTCAAACGCAACCACCCGCTAACATCTATTGTTACTGCTTCTATCCGTAACAAAGAACCGTCATCGCACCCAATGATAAATTCGTGCGTGTTCATCAGCCCAGCATATTTGTAAAAACTGCCATCATGATAACTTCTAGTTGTTTTATAAGGTGCAATGCACGTGACCGCCCGATCTATTCTGTAATTTGCACACTCACTGGGTTCACACCGACTCTTAACAGCCTGTACTTTAACAACCGTACTGCCGTCTAAGGATTTTGTTACGAATGCAAACACGCTTCCATCGCGACTAAACGATGTCATTAACACTTCCTCCGGATGTTGCCGAACGTCATCAATGGGTAATCGTGTAGATAACCAAAATACTACTTCAAACGAAGAGGATTCCATGTTAAACTTGTGCATATCAATTCTGTTACGACCGCCACTATTATTTACACCAACCGCAATATATGGTTGTGTTGGATGAAACGAAAAACAGGACACCTCATCGAGCTCACCGCTACCGCTAATGTGCGATGGTTCAAGTTGTCGTCCGCTTATTTTATCAACCCTCCACATTAATACTCTGTCGGAACATGCGGCTGCTAGTACGGGCAGGGTTGGATGAAACTCTACGCACTTGACGGCTGCGCTTGGTAACCCGATTAAATGTGCCAGCAGTTTTGGTACTGAGCCTGACGGATTTATTTCCCACACGGTCACCCCCCCTGCATCGTCTCCAACTGCTATTAATGGTTGATGTGGATGCACGGCCATAGTAGTATTGTGGCGCCCTTCCACATTCTTAAGTATTCCAATGGCGTCCATAAATCCTCCACCACGTTGACGTCGTGCTTTTGCTTTTGCTAACCGAGTTTTTAGGGTGTACCGTTTTTTAAATTTCATTTTATAAATTATATAATTATATATTATATGTAATAATATATAATTAATAATAATCCATTCAATCCAATCCCATCCAATGGTCAAATGCTGTGCCTATTCCTGCGGCATCGCTGCCGCCCTGATTGCGGGCATGGCGTACTGCACCTACATGGGCAACCGCACCCAATTGGTGCAGGACTACATGCGCACGCTGTCCCCCGAGCAGCAACGCACGTACAACCGAATTGTTGAAGAGCGACGCAGTATCTACCTGCGCGGGTTCGGATGGGGGCTGATGCTTTCCGCCGTAGTGCTGGGCATGCACCACCAGTACGCTGCCATGTCGCGCGCCGGGTTGCTGTGCTCCGTGGCAGCCATCACGCTGGCCACCAACTATTTCTATTACGTGCTGTCGCCCAAGAGCGACTGGATGGTGCTGCACTTTCGCAAGGACCAAGACGCCACGAATTGGCTGCGCGTGTACCGGGGGATGCAGGTGAACTACCACGTGGGTTTAGTGCTGGGCATTGCGGGGACGGTGCTGCTGAGCAACGCCTTTTATTCAAAAAATTGAATGAATTTTAACCCGGCCAGTCAGCCAAGCCATAAGCACCGAATCAAATCAATGAACCCCGCCAACATGACGACGTCGGACTACTACTACTACAACAACGTGAAATTTACGGGAAGCGCATTTGAATCGGCCGATACGGGCACAGCGACCTTGCTGTACCTCATCCTCTTGGTGATGATGGGGATGAATGCAATCGGTGCAATAAACGGCCATCACCTAATTTAAAAAAAAATTGATTTAAACCAAACTTGCACATCCATGCCATCATATCCCCATACAACAACCGCAATGACACCCACACAAATGATTCCCGGCGCATTTGTTCTGAAAATGAAAACACCGCAGTGGCATATGTGCGTGGTGAAGCAAGCCCCCGACCAATCCGCATCCAGCTGGATGCTGTTCGGACAACAACGACGCAATCAATCCAGAGAAACGTTTCAAATGGAGTTCATGTCGCACCAAGAAACAATGATGATCGCCCACCTGGTGAATCTGGCCATGACCGATTCCGATGACGAATCCTACGCCGATCTGCGCTTGGTGCTAGTTGCCGAATCGCCTGCCATCTCGTGCATCGGGTCGCTGTGGCCGCTGAAAGGACTCGAAATGTACCGGAACCGATTCCATACGCCGAGCTCGTTGAGCCATGCGCTGCACCAGGAAGTCTACATGCTGGGACTGTCGCCGCAAATACAACAATCAGAGCAATCACAGCAATCACAGCAATCACAGCAATCACATCCGATGCAGACTCGGTCCAAGAGAAGAGGGGTTTGAATGCTGAAAGGCTGAAATGCGTTTGAAGGCTGAAGACCGAAGAAAAATGTTTTTTTTCGTAAAACCATTTAAATAAACAGTGTCATGACTATATGGGGGGGCAATGGCTCGTTTAGCTCAGTTGGTTAGAGCATGGGTCTTATGAGCCCAAGGTCGCGGGTTCGAGCCCCGCACCGAGCACCCAATATTTTGCGCGAATGGCCGAGTGGTCTAAGGCGGTGGACTTAAGCCCCACTATCTCAGGATGCGCAGGTTCAAACCCTGCTTCGCGCATTTTTGTTAACAGTAATAATAACTTTCCGGTTATTATTATTAAATTATCCATGCATGAGCATGTTCATCTGTAGCCAGCATTCGCAAATGGGCCATATCCGCAGCTCACGTAGCCAGCCTTGTTGTAGTAGTCGATGCATGCGTTACACATCATCGCAAATCCTCTCGGAAAACGAGGGTCAACCTGGAAGGTGGCGCGGTCATCGAGTCCAGCATCACACGACACACACATGCCGTATTTGTGTTCATCGAATTTCTTCATGCGCTCTTCTTGCGTAAGTTTGAATCCGGGTGCGTGCTCCACCGCCAACACAGACGCGCTGTTTGCAGTAGCAGTATCAGTCGAATTCATCGTGGTCTGAGTCGTGTTCGATATCTGGAAATCTATTTCAATTTTTGGCGATAAAGGCATACTTACATTCATATTTAGCAAAAATTGCATGCATATGGATTCCTCCAATCGATGCGTTTAGAAATATAAAAAAAGAATATATGCGTATTGTGGGAGTAAAATCCTTCACGCTTGCTTGCTTCCCTAGCTCAGTAGGTAGAGCGTGTGGCTGTTAACCACAAGGTCATCGGTTCGAACCCGGTGGGGAGCGTGATAATTAAATTTATTTTAGTGCAATAGAATTAAAATAAATGATCCAACCCCAAAAATAACCAAAAAAAAAGGAATATAAATAAAAATTAGGAGCATATGTATAAACACGCACAAATGTCTGATACCCAAAACACAAACCCAGTGGAAGTGGAAGTGGAAGTAGTAAGCGCAGTCGAGCGACTCGGGTTTTGGAAACGGGTTGCGCACATGTGCAGTTGTTGCTGTCGCCGACGCCACCGTCGTAATTCTAAACCCTTGGAAATGAAGCGGTTGGAAGAAAAAGAAGAACCAGAACCAACCACACCTGTAGAAGCAAAAGTAGTAGTAGTAGAAGAAGCAAAATTGGAAGAAGGAGCAAAATTGGAAAAAGAAACAAAAGTGGAAGAAGCAGTAAAAGTGGAAGAAGCAGTAAAAGTGGAAGAAGCAGTAAAAGAAGAAGAAGCAGTAAAAGAAGAAGAAGCAGTAAAAGAAGCAGTAAAAGAAGAAGAAGAAGAAGAAGAAGCAAAAGTAGTAGTAGTAGAAGAAGAAGTAGAAACAAAAGTGGAAGAAGTAGTAGTCGTCGAAGAAGCAATTAGTGCAAATAAACCGAAGAAAAACGCAAGTTTTTACAAGAATAAGAAGAACAAGAACCAAAATCAGAAAATACAAACGAATATAGAATCAAGCGCAGCAACACCGTCAAGCGCAGCACCGTCAAGCGCAGCACCGTTAAGCCCTGAATATGTAGTGGTGAGCCCCCAAATAAGCCCTAAAAAATAAATAAATACATTATATTATATTATAGCTCCAATCAATATGGCAGATCGATCATTTGTAACAGTAATAATTAGTGCTCATGGCAAAGATCTCAAAAGTGATATAGCAACCCCTTCACAAGTTCGAACGTTACGAAAATTTACCGTAGCCGGTAAATGTGGCCATTTAAATTATGTGTGTACATCTCTGGATGACACTATATTTGACATATCGCTAGAACTTGCCCGAGCGCCGCATATACCATTCACCGAAAAATTAAAAATATTGAAGACTGAAGTACTAAAACACGATTTTAATGAAGAGTTACAAGAAGCATATGAAAGTCAGCCTGCGGAGGTTAAAGCGAAAAACACATCACGCCCGCGTGCGTTCGATTGGTTTGCCACATCGCAAGTAAGATATAATCACAGATATGCATTTAGGGTGAATAACCCTGCTGTCCCTTGGGAACGGGATGAATTTGGTATATGGCTGGTTGATGGCAGTCCGCACACACTACTGCAACAACAAGAAATGCAAAAGCGACTTCGTTTTTATAACCCAAAAATTAGTGCTATGATTATGCACCATATTGGTTTGCCTGCATGGGACTTTGAGATAAGCCTATTTGAATTAGCCGATAGACTACAAAAATTCTTTAATGTTAAATATGTTAATTTTATTGATTTAAGCTGCCGATTTCGAGAAGTTGATCGTTCATGGACATCACGAATAAAAGCAGGACTGTCATCGTTGATTTGGTCCGACGATGTTCCATCAGCCGAATTAAGTGATATTACCCCCAGAGCAGGAGTTGAACAACCAACTATTGAAATGAATGGTATGGAAATGGTAATTATGGATTACCAACCGAGACGACTGCCAGCCGGTTGGTTCTATGTTCAAAATATCAGAGAGAATACTTATTTATATGTGAATCCTGCGACCGGTGAAGTATCAGTTGATTTTCCTGATTTACCGCATGCGCCAAGACCAAATATCTTCGTCCAAGGAATTGAAATGGAAATAGTTGATCCTAAAATATCAGGGTTTCCCCGAGAGCTACCGCCCGGTTGGGAATATGTAAGAATACTTAGAAATGATAAGCATCTTTATGTAAATACAACAACAGGGGAAATGAACCCATTTTTTCCAGGCGAAAGAAAAATAGGAGGTTCTAAAAAGTCTTATAAACAACAAACCAAAAAAAGGACTAAAAAGAGAAAAAATAAATAAAATGTGCGTGCATATAAAGTATCGCAAACTAAACTATCGCATGACAACATTTCACGGCGGAAGAAGCGCTAAGTGCATCAATAATCGCCGCAATAAGCGCAGCGCTAAGCGCATCACAGCGTGAATGCCGTAGTGGCCACGATGACGGAAATGTTGCACGTGGTGAAGCTGTACCACTGGCGCACGCACAGCTACTCCGAGCACAAAGCCACCGACAAGTTGCACGAGGCGCTGTCTGAACAGGCGGACAGCTTCGTGGAGAAGTTGCTGGGCTCGAAGAACGCGCGTGCAAATCTGACGCACATGCCGCTGCACGTGCTGACGCTGCACTAAGGCCACCATTGTAATATGTGTTGTCCATTTTCAGTGTTTCAAAAAAAAATTGAATTGCTTTTTGTTTGCAATAACAAACAGCAGTACCGACCGAACGAACTTTCAATGCAAGCTTACAAGTCACAGACCAACTACAAGTCACAGACCAACTACAAGTCACATACCAGCTCCAACAAGACCACCGCCTACGAAGCTAAAGAATTGGCCCGCCAAAAAGGCAAACCATTTTGCAAGGTGTGCTTTGATGCGGGCAAATCTGACCAGGAATACACGTCGCATTACGTGAAAACGGGTCTAAAACTGGTTTGTCCGACGCTGTTGAATCAAGCCTGCCTGACTTGTGGCGAGCGGGGACACACGAGCGGATACTGCGATCAGAAAATCGAAACGAAAACTCGTCCTTCTTCTTCTTCTTCAATCGTTGGCGCTTCTTCAATCGTTGGCGCAGAAGCTGAACTGAGAATTCTGAGTGCCACGTTCAAGTGTAAGAGCATGAAGGCCCAAGAATTCCCTTCCCTGCTTTCCCTGACTTCCAAACAACCCGAGCCCGAGCCCGAACAAGAACAACAAGACCAAGAGCATCATCATGTCTACAATCCTCGAAGCAACGCATTTGGTGCACTGACAATTCAAAGACCAAAACAAAACTCAAAACAAAAACATGAAAACACACAACCACAACAACCGCAAAAGCCACTGACGATGGCGGATCGACTCAAAAACCCTGCACCCAAACCTATTACTGCGACCACAGTCACCACAGTCATCGCACCCGTCAAACCCAAATTTGCAGACCTGCCACCGAAATCCCAGTTCTGGTGGCAAGACGAAGACGACTGAACAAGACGAAGACGACTGAACAAGACGAAGAAGACATAGGTAACCCAAAACAAAAAAAACTTTTTTTTATGAAAAAACAATATAAAGCCAATACACATGATGTATATGTCTCCTCACAGCCAACAAATAAAATGCAACAAATAAAATGCACCTCTTCATAATACCAAATCCTAATAAAAGCTATATACCCATTACAGGAGACAGACCCATTACATCATACCCCCTTTAATTCATAATAAAATTCCAAAAACAAACAAAAGGAACCAAAAAAAAATGAAAAAAAAAGGAACCAGATGTCATTTCATAAAAACAACTATTTAAAAAAAATTGAATTGCTTTTTGACCCAATTCAATTTCTATACATACAACGACCTCCAACGATGCAACAACAACAGCAGCAACAACAGCAACAACAACAAGAAGAAGAGTTCAAACTCGTATCGCATGCTCATGCCAGCGAACCCAGCATCTGCATTCCACGTGTGTTCAAGAGCATTATACGCAAAGAAATCTTTGACGTGTTCGAGAAAGTGAACATCGGTGCAGTGGATCGCATTGACATGGTTCCCAAAACCAACGAGCGAGGCGAGTCCTACTACAAGGTGTTCATTCATTTCAAACAGTGGCACAAGAACCCGATGGCCAAAGCTACCCGTGACAAGCTGCTTGCCGGCGAAGAAATCAAGATCGTGTACAATGCGCCCTGGTTCTGGAAGTGCACCGCAAGCCGGGTGGAAAAGCCCACCTTCCGTGACTACACTGCGCCACCTCCCCGCATTGACCTAGGAGGCTGTAAGAGCCTGTCCAAGGATGATTCAGTTGCAGAATAACACACCACACGTTTCAACCCACACGTTTCAACCCACCCATTTCAACCCCAAACAAACAAAAAACAAATAAAATATTTTTTATTTTCAATGCATCAAAAAAATATATATAAAATGTATCATATATACAATAGCAGTAATCAAATCCATTCATTCATGTCATTTGAACCGATTCGCATTGGAAACACGGTCATCCGCCGCACCAACAAAACCGCATCCCTGTATGAAATCACCAATGCCGCATCCCCGCATTTACTGAAATCCATTGACAAAATTGACAAATCTTACAGCAAAGCGTTTGAAGCGACCGACGTGCTAACGATGCGCAGCTACCTGAAACGAAACCGGCACGCAACCGAACTGTACGTGGCGCAGCGCCTGGTGCACGATATGGGAAAGCAGATGCAGGCGCTCATTTCAGCCGGTCGGTCCATTGCTTGTTTTGGGGTGGACGACGTGGTTGTCGTAACGCACCGTGCCAGCGATAAATTCGTGCACAGCGTCATAAACGATCGGGATTCCACGCTGGGAGACAGCCGCATGGACCCGCAGTTCCTGTTTTTGAACGACCACCTGATTTTTGAACTGGACGACGACGGCGCACTGATCATAGACCATGCGCTACCGGTGCCCTCAAAGGCCAAAGCCAAATACGCATTCATGTCGCCGGAGTTGTGGCACCTGGTCAAAGCGGATGCGCCTGCCCCATTGTCGGTGCATTTTAAGACCATCTACTACAGCGCGGCGCAACTGATTATCTATTTTTTGTTGAATGCGGTGGTACTTGACCCCCTGGACGCCCTCACTGTCGAAGTATTGAACCCCATTAAAAGCACAAAGCTGTACTGGTTTCTGTTGCGGTGCCTGGCCCCCGTGCCCGACCAGCGCAAGTACATCTACATTTAACATTTAATCCAGCGAACGATTGCCCCAGCTAATGTGCTGGGTGCAGAAATTATCAGGGTTGCAACGCGTGATGGAGCCGTCCGACTCCGAGTAAATGATGCGCTTTATGCAGGGATTGGACTGAATTGCGCGCATGCAGTGCAAGCAGGGGGCGGAGGCGTGCAGGTCGCCGTGCCGGGTTGTGCGCACAATGTAGAGCGTGATGCGCTGGCGCCGTTGCTGTTGCTGTTGCTGTTGCTGTCGCTGTTGTTGTTGTTGCTGTTCGTTGATTTTTTTCAGCGCTTCCATTTCTGCGTGACAGCTCCACCAAACCGTGGGCGATGTGCGACACACGCGATTAAAGCTGCGCGCAACGATTTTGCCGTGCATGACCGCAATGCACCCGTGCTGCATACAAACCGACGATTTTTTGGCTTCCTCCATTGCGAGCCGAACGAACCGTGCATCGCGTCGAGTCATGCTTTCATTATGCGGGCGGGGTTTATTCATTCGTTCATGGGTATGTGTTTAAATGAATTGCATAATATAACATGTTAAAAACTGAATTAAAATGAGCCCCACAATGGTATGCAACGAACCGAACCATGCCAAACCCATTTTTAACCAATGCAACCAATGCACAAAATAAAAAGGGACGACGCCATCAAGAGACTCGCCATCAAGAGACTCGCCATCAAGAGACTCGCCATCAAGAGACTCGCCATCAAGAGACTCGCCATCAAGAGACTCGCCATCAAGAGACTCGCCATCAAGAGAATCCATTTTTAACCAATACCAAACGCAATTCGGGTAACAATTTTGCAGAACAAACATGCATCCCACCCCCGCAAGTCAGTTTTGAGGAATCATTTCCGTCGTTGTCTCAAAGTCAACCCCCAAGCCAAAGCCAGTGCCAGACGAAATTAAATTTTAAATCAGCAATCACCCAAGGCCACCCACCAGTCCAAGGCCACCCACCAGTCCAAGGCCACCCACCAGTCCAAGGCCACCCAGACAAGATCCATAATCAGTTCCTTCACCCCATAAACCAGTTCCTTCACCCCATAAACCAGTTCCTTCACCCCATAAACCAGTTCCTTCACCCCATAAACCAGTTCCTTCACCCCGTTAATACACATACCCCGAGTAATAATCGCTATAACAATGCGCCCGACGACGTCGACGATGATGTTTCTGCATCTGCATACGACTCCGCATACACACAGTATTACAACGACTAAATTCAAGTTCACAATTACCAAAAATTAGTTCAATTCATGCACGAAAAATGTGTGCATGAATTAATCCATTCCATCATTATGTCATTGCATTCCACCAAAACCGACACCGACGACGACGACGACGATCTGAACGTGGATTTAGATGCGGATTTAGACAACTACTTGTTGCACCCGCAGTCGTCGCCCTGCCTTCGGGTGGTGCACGCCTTCATGAACAGCGACCGCGCAATAGAGCACGTGTGCGAGGAAACGGTGCGCATTGCGGACGGCGTCCTGCGCCAGGAGCAGCTCATCTGGTGCATTAAGCAGCAGCAGCGACTGCAGCACGCCCGCAGCAAAACGCACTTCAAGCTGCGCGCCATGTTTTTATACAACATGGACTTGGCAGCGACCGAAATGCGGGACTTGTTGCGCTGCTCCCTGCATCATCGGCAGTTTCTTACGCCCGTTTCTGCGGTGGAAGACGTGCTGGTGCGACCCAGCATTCCCATGTTTGCGCGCCTGAATGCGCTACACATCATGTACGCTGCCACCCCCGCATCGCACCATCAAAGCAAGAAACGGGTGGTAATACATCACCACCCCCATCCCAAAAAACAAAAACACACGCGCAAAACGGCTTAGAAGCATGTTGAAATTATAATCCAATCCAATCCAATCCAATCCAATCCATGCCTGAAACCGAAGCCATTCTGAGGAACCGGGACATCGTGAACGGCCTCGGCCAGCGAGACAGCACCTACGCCATGCTGATGCAGCTCGAAATGCCAGAGTGCTTGCGTGCGCTGGAACAAATGGCCACCACGCACATCGGCTGCTGGCGCGACGTGCGCGCCTTCATCCGCCACTTTGAAAGGAACGCACCGAACCATCCTGCGTGTGCAGCCCTCATTCAGGGCTGTGTGCGCATGACGAATGCGCAGCTGCGCAAAGACATTCTTGCATCCAAGGGGTCCGCCTCCCTAGCGGCCAAATGGGTGCCACGCGAGCCCAAGTGTCGGGGGTCGCCGCTAATGATGTGGTACTACGATGCGCTGGCGCACGACATGTTTCCCGGGGCGCCGGACGCAAAGCGACGCTATCGCCAGCTAATAAGCTGGCTGTCCCCCCCCAAGCCCTCCTCCTCCTCCTCCTTGTCCTGGTTTGTGAAACAGGCCGAAACGGCCTCGAATGAAGCGGTGGCGCAAGAACTTAATGCGCAGTGGCAGCAGCACCTAACCCGGCATCGTACGATGCGAGTCATCCCGACGATACCCGTGCTGTCGCTGGCGCACACCATGGGGGCCGGGCACAACAACTGCCTGCATGCCGGGATCGGGCTGGCGCTGCATGTCGCTGCCCTGTCGTGCAATCGCATCATTACGTTTTCGTCGCAGGCCGAATGGCACGTGTTGGAAGACGACTTCGTGAAGCAGGCGCAGCACCTGTTGCGTACCGCCCGTTCCGCCGTAAACGGATTAAACGCCAATTTGGAATCCGTTGCGTCGGCAGTTGCAACCCTCGCTCTTCCCGCAACGATGCTCGTAATTGGCGACATGGAGCACGACGACCCGCCCCCCCAATTCAACTGCATGACCTGGAACGTGTCTCGCAACGGCCGCCCAGCCACATTTCACGGAGAAACCCCGTAAGGCCCGGCGTATGAAACGAGGCACACCAGCGAATTGGAATTTGTAGTGCCGCTGATGCCGCCGCTGATGCCGCCGCTGATGCCGCCGCTTTGGTGCTTGGCTGCCAGTTTTGTGAGCCCGAGGTCCACCGTGTAGCCGTTGCTGACCAGAAACGCAAACAGCTCGGGCAGCTCGTCCGGCGTCATGTATTCACTGCCACTAATAATGCCATCAGCGCGGGTGAGCGCGTGAATGCACTTATTGTTATTGCTATTGCTATCAGAGGACAGTCCGGACAGTCGTGGCGGTCGCACCGTTTTCACGCGGGTGGCCAGCGCCCCCACCGGCACCACATTAATGCACAGAATCTTGGTGTACTGCTGATGCCGGGCGTCATAGAACGGGACGGACAGGACGGAATACGTGCGTACGTTCATGAATATTGGATTAATATTATTAGTATTATTATTATTATTATTATTATAAATAAGCCGTTATAATAATAAATTAATTAGTTAAATTAGTTAATTACCCAACCCCACCCCCAACACACACCATGTCTAAACCGTTCAACGTGTCGCAACCGCAACTGAATTCCAGCGACCGCACGGCGCACCTGAAATCCAAAACCAAGTACGCATCCGCCGTGAATTTAGCGCAGAACGGGGGCGTTCTGAACAAGCGGGACGGCTCCAAATACGTGGGTCCCGTGCGCACCACGTCCGTTGCGATGACCAGCGCCGACAGCTATGCCGACCTGCTGGACGTTACCAAGGGCAAGTACCTGCTGGCGCCGCCGCCGTCCAGCGACCTGGCTGCATCCTTCAGCATGAACAACGGCGAAGCGTATTACGGCAACTTCATGGTGACGAACTATGCGGCAATTCCCGCAACGATGTTGGGATTTCCCACGGTCAAAACGACCCCGTCCCCCCCCGCCTACAAGTATCTGAACCAGCTGGTGCTCGGCACCACGGCCACGACGGCCACCACGGTGACCGCCTTCAACGCCGCCAACATTGTGATAGACCCCGAATACCGCCTGTTTTACGGCACCGGGGACTGCGGGGAGCGGGGCTACTTGAAAAACGTGCGCCTGGATGCATTGGACGTTTCGGGTAGCCGGGCGTACAACCAGCAGCAGGCGCAGCGCATCATTGCGAACGAGTTGCGCGGGTTCCGGTACCCCGCCCGCGTGCACCTGGATCTGGAAAACTGCGGGTCCAAGCCGTCCATTGCGCCGGTTGCGCCCGATGCGCCGGTCATTTACATCAGCAACCAGACCGGAACGGGACCGTACACGGTCACAATTTCGTGGTTGCACGGGTTTGACGGCGGTAGCCCCATTACGGGCTACGCCCTTTACAAGAATGGTGCGGTGGTGTCCATTGCACCGCAACCGTGCCTGACCTCGTACACGCTGACCGCCGTTTCCTCGGGCGACCAGATATGGGTGACCGCCAGCAACACGCTGACGAGCGGCAACAGCAACCGTATTACGATCTAGTCAAATTACGCAATTACGCAATTACGCAATTACACAATTACACAATTACGCAAAATGAATTTAAAAAATCATGCGCATATATAAATAAAATAACAAACTCATCGCAATGAAAATGAACCCATTTACCACGCTGGTCATTGAAGCATGGATACCGACCATCATGCCCAGCCTGATCCAGCACAATCTGGAGCTGCAGGGCATCCAGGTGAATGAAACGGGTATGACGGTGACCATTGACCGCGGGCACTACGACAGCACGGGCGCAAACTACGCCGTCATCGGCGTTCGAACGAAGAGCCCTATCGCGTTCAACCTGAATTACAATCACCATCCCACAACCCAACCAAGTTCCACTCAACCAAGCGCAAACTCGTTTTATTGCTCCTTTTTTTCACGCAAGGCGTCGAATAGCATGGACTCCAGCGCCCTGTACCCGCACTGGCTCGGCAACTGCTACGTGCACCTGGATGCCGACCTCGACAACCACGTGTCGATGTACTCGCATCGGCACGAGTCCGGGCATATTAAAACGTGGAGAAGGGCAGTACCCGACAAAGCGACGGCAAAAGCAAAAGCAGAAGCAGAAGCAGACGCAGACGCAGACGCAAAAGCAGAAGCAGACGCATGTGCTGTGTCGGTGTCGGTGGAACCAACCCCCGTAAAATTTCAAATGAAAGGCAAACCCGCCCTTAATGCCAAGGACAATTTAAGAATCATCCGACTGCAGAAGAACAACTTTCTGTTGAGAACGGAATTAGGGGCATTGAAATCGGAATTCGAAGCCATGCAACTGCGGGTCAATGAAGAAGAGGTGCGCACCAAACGCGCCAACCAATGCATGCAGGACTGGGCCAACAAGCAACTGGTTGAGCGCGTTTGGATATTGGAAACGCAACACGCACACCTGCGGTCCGAACATTTAAAGTACAAGGAACAACATCAACAGCAACAGCAACAGCAACAGCAACAGCAACAGCAACAGCAACAGCAACAGCAACAGCAACAGCAACAGCAACAGCAACAGCAACAGCAAATCCAAGAACCGCAACCGCAACAACCACGTAAATGTTGCAAATCCCTGCGCAAAAAAGTTAAAAAACAGCACGCACAGCACAAATCCGTGTGTTCTGAAATGTTAGAGAGGTTGGCACAACTGGAATACACAACCGCAAATACGAACACGAACAATTGCAACAATTGCAATGATGATGCAGCCCACGATCCATTTGCCTTCCACTCAATCTACTCCAATAATTACAAGGACGTCGACGACGAATGCCCCGCCCTGGATCTCATCGCAAACTATTACGCTGATTTTGTGCCTGCGACCGACGAACCTGTGCCTGCGACCGACGAACCTGTGCCTGCGACCGACGAACCTGTGCCTGCGACCGACGAACCTGTGCCTATTCCTGCGCCTGTGACCGATGATGATAACGACGACGACAACGACTTCTTTGAATTGATTCAAATTGAGTTGGTTCCTAATTTTTCAAAATAGTGGGTTAAAAAGGCGTCTGAAATGAATGCATCTAACTGCTTATGCAGTTGTTTGTGCGGCGGGGGCCCTTGATGCTTGGGGATTACATTCGTGTACACAATTCCAGTGCGTTTGTCTGTGTAATCGGAATCTCCTTTGGTCATTAATGGGACTAAATATGTTATTTGTTATTTATTTATAAATAACAGATTTATTATTTTAAAAAATTTTACCCAATTGAATTGAATTAATCGATCGATTAATCGAATACGTGCTGTAGCGCCTTCTTGTAATCAATGGTGGGGACGGTTTTACTGCACACGTTTGAGCTGAGTATGAATGTTGCATAATTAAATTTTTTACCATATTCATATTTTTTACGTCCAAGATATACACCGAAACCAAGTATTATTAAAACTGCAATTATCAGTAGAATCGAATTATTAATCAATACAATTGTGTATATTTTATCATTGATAATTTTTTTATCACCTTCATTTGATTTCAATTTATCGATAGTTTCGCGATATTCTACTTTCTTCAGTATGAGCAAATAGATTATGCCCAGTAGCACAATGATAGGAATAAAAAAACACGTTTCTGTTTTACTAATTAGAATAAATATAACGTACATTAATACCGATTTGGATAATATGTTACTTAAGTTTTTATCCGGAATTGGAACAAGCAGTACAACAAAGAATGTCATATTTAAAAGCCCAATAAAATGTTTCAGAAAAATGTTATGTTCAAGTATTTCTACCGCATGACATGGGAAAATTTGTGCTAGCGCCCCACCAGAAGCCAGTATCAATATAAAAATAAATACAGAATATACCGGAAATTGATCATTTATGCTTTGATTGATTGTGTTCATAACTTGCGAATAATTATTATTTATGCTATAAATTATGCTATTATGCTATATATATTATATATATTATATATATTATGCTATAATATTTATTAATTAAAAAATTGATTGTCATAAAAAACAATAAATTACCACAGACACACAGACAAGCACACGCAAGACAGTCCAAACCATGCTACTACTATCCTTGAAGAACCCGCACCCGCGCGATGCGCGCATCAGTTTTGAACCCGTGGAACACAAGTACACCATTGATGGTGATCCCAATACGCCCTACACGTCGGTGACAACGTGGAATCACGGTCACTTTCGCGAGTTTGACACGGACGGCATCATTCGGCGCATGATGTCTTCTCGCAACTGGAAGCAAAGCCCGTATTACGGGATGACCACCGACGCAATCAAGGCCGCCTGGGAGGCGAACCGGGATGCGGCCGCTGCAGCCGGCACGGCCATGCACTACAACATTGAATGCTATTATAACGGGCTTCCCATACCCGCAGAAGACGCCGAATCCCCCGAATTCGGCTACTTCATGCAGTTCTGCCGGGACCATGCAGCGCACCTGCGCCCGTATCGCACGGAATGGACCGTGTTTGACGAAGCCGTGCGCATCTCGGGCTCCATTGACATGGTGTTTGAAAACCTGGATCCCGCAACGGGGGAGCCCGACGGCACGCTGAGCATTTACGACTGGAAGCGCTGCAAGGAAATCAAGAAGGTGCCGTTCGGCGCAAGCGACTACTCGCACAACCCCGTCATTGCGCACGTTCCGGACACGAACTACTGGCACTACTGCCTGCAGCTGAACACGTACAAGGCCATTTTGGAGCGCTGCTACGGCAAGCGCGTGACCGACCTGTTCCTGGTGTGCCTGCATCCGAACAACGCAAACGGGTCCTACCAGTGCATTCGGGTGGTAGACATGCAACTCGATATTGCGAAGCTGTTTGAGCAACGGTCATTAGCTTTAGCCTTACCCGACGCTTTTTCCCCCTACCACACATGTGGTCGAATCCACGGAGGCCGAACCAAAGGCCAAACCAAAAGTCGCCAAACCAAAGGAACCAAATGCAGTCAAACCAAAAGTCGCCAAACCAAAGGAACCAAATGCAGTCAAACCAAAAGTCGCCAAACCAGAAGTCGATAAAAAGGAAGAATGAAATGCGTAATGAAACAAATTAAAGATTACTACACATAAAATAATAATAATCAATAACAATGAATTTTTTAATGAATCGATTTGGATTTAAATTTGGATTTGGATTTGGATCCAAACGAACGACGACTACAATTGTTTCAACTGTCGTAACTGCCATACTGGCATACAGAGCATACAAATCATACAAATCATACAGGGCACGACCACGGGTCAATGAGC